GGTAAGAGCGATCCAGTTTCTGAGTATAATTCTAAGCTCTGGAATTCGGGTATTGAAGCTAACAAGGAAATTGCTCGTAAGCAGAAGCGTCGTCTTCACTTCATCAGCAATATTCATGTTATCAGCGATCCAGGTAATCCTGCCAATGAGGGTAAGGTTTTTCTTTACAAGTATGGTAAGAAGATCTTTGATAAGCTCAAGGAAGCAATGGAGCCTCAGTTTGCTGACGAGGAAGCAATCAACCCATTCGATCTTTGGGCAGGTGCACCATTCAAGCTAAAGATTCGTCAGGTCGAAGGTTATCGTAATTACGATAAGTCAGAGTTTGGTAAGCCAGAGCCTCTGTCTGATAACGATAAGGAACTAGAGCAGATCTGGAAGAGTGAGCATTCGCTTAAGGAATTCCTAGATCCTAAGAACTTCAAGTCAGAAGAAGAGCTACGTGCTCGTCTGGCCAAGGTTCTTGCTGAAGATTCACCTGCAGCAAAGCGTAAGGCTGCTGAGAATACAGAAGTCCCATGGCAGGAAGAAGATTCTGCTCCGGCATTTAAGGCGACTCATGCGCCGAAGTATTCTGGTGATGACGAAGATGACGATGAGTCATTGGAGTTCTTTAAGAAGCTTGCTAATGAATAAAATGAAGAGGGAGCCTTTTGGCTCCCTTTTTTATTATCCCCACATGTTCTTTTTGTAATTCTTCATTTCTTTCCAATGATTGCCACCAATCATTTCAGCCCAATCAGGCCAGCCAACATCATATGTGCCATTGTAGCCGCCAGCACTAACATTGCTGTTGTTATTGACAACTGTAGATGACGAACCAGATTGTTGACCAAATATAGAAGCAAGTATTTCAGATATTGGTTCCTGTTGCGCAATTTCTTGTTGAACTTGGTTTGATACAGCTGCCTGTTTAAGAGTTTGAGTGTTTTCTGTAGATCTACTCAATTGTTCTAATATTTGTGTACTAGATAACTGTTGTGATTGTGGCTGTTCTGCTTGTTGCTGCGGAGCAATTGCTGCAGCTTCGTCTTGAGCTGATTGTAATTGGCCCATCATTGCTGATGCTGCAGCCGCAGCCATAGGATTCATTCCTGTCATCATCATTGTCATTTGTTCAGGAGTTAATCCTGCGGCTGCTCCTGGCATTGCCTGTGTCATTGCAACTGGAGTTGCTGTTGGCATCATCGGAGAACTTGATCCTGGAGTTGTTGCTGATGGTTCAGATCCGGGAGTTGTTTGACCGCCAATTATAGATTGACCACCTTTGATACCTTTGCCACCTATTTGAGCGTGAATATGGTTATCGTGACCTTTGGTTCTCCAAAGAACAGTATATCCTGCAGCTTGAATTTGTTTTGCCAATTCATCAAATCTCTTGCCCCAAACCGGATCACTGGCTTCAGTTATACTACCAGGAGCATTAATATCAATTGCCAACCCATCGTTATGAGCAGAACCAGGATGATGCTGTTCCGGATGAACGCCATTAAACGCTGGATGTTCTGAAACTCTTATTCCTTGTGCTTGTAGTGCTCTACCTAAAGCAACTATGTCGCCTCCAGGCAATGCAGGCATTTTACCAATACCAGCTTCTTTTTCATTGTGATTATGTTCCGCAGCGCCACTTATGGGACCATGTCCGTGTTCGCCACCAATTTTCTCAACTCTAGAAACGCCTTCAGAAGAAACTGGTGGTTGTTCAAACTTAGATTGCATTGGCGAAGATTGTGGAGTTGCTCCACTTTCAGAAGCTCCTTTGGTAGCTCCAGCCCCACCACCACCAACAATCGCTTTTTCTACAGCTGCAACATTCCCTGCTCTTTTTGATGCTTCTCCAGCTTGATCTCTTGGTTTTTCAAATTTATAAACAAATTGAGCAGCCGCTTCTTGGCCGCTAGAAACTGGAGTTTTTAAATAAGATTTCATTTCGCCTTCGGTCAGAGCGTAATCAATTTGCCCTTTCCAATTTTTCTGCCAGTCAGGTCCAGCTGCTCTAGTCATGTCAGTGAATCTATGTTCACCAGTTCTTAAATTATCATGATGTTGGAACAAACCGCCAGATGGACCATTAACGTCGTTGCGATTATATGCGCCTGAATTAAATTTTGATTCATTTTGTATATTAGCTAACATTCCTACAGCGTGTTCGTGGTCTATACCTTTTTCTTTAGTCAGGTAGCTATATATGTCCTTTGCCATAACAGGATTGCTTACCTGTTTGACTCCGCCACCAGCGCCGCCGAGACCTCCACCAGCGCCGCCAGCACCACCTCCAGTCATAAAGTCCATTGCAGTTTTACCCGCACCAAAAGCCAAACCTCCCATAGCCAATGCACCAATACCTTTAACTATGGACATAGCTGTTCCGCTAAGACCAGTTAATAATCCTGGTAATAGACTTTGTCCAATTGAAGATTGAAGGTCTTGATTTAGGCGAAATATACTATTATCAACGTTTGCTATTCCTCTGGCCATATTTTTTATGCCAGTAGCCATATCATGTATGCCAGAATTTATGTCTTGAAGTTCAGATTGAATTGCTTGTAATGTAGAAGAATTTCTTTCAGATACACTTTCGTTTTCCTGCATAACATTTTGAAGATCATTAAGATCCTGTCGCTGTGCCTTAATAGCAGCAGCAATAGTTCCCATAATCTTAGATAAATTAGCATTTCCTCTTTCCGCAGCTTCTCTGAATTGTCCAGCGGAATCTCCCATCGCTGAACGAATTGTGCCTGAGAGTTGCGAAAGTTCTGCTTGTTCCATTTATTTGCTCTTATTTTTGAGTTCTTCTACTTCTTTAAGATAATCAACTAACATCTGAACATAGATATCTCTTTCAAATGGCATAAGGTGTTCAATATCACTAATTGAATATTTATGGTGCTGGGCCAATGAAAATATCGTTGAGAAATAGTTACCCAACGAATTATGACTCAGCGCCATGTAAAAAAATCGTTTAACGAATTCAAAACGATCTCTCGTTTTGTCCCTGCTGTATTTTCATACTTAATTACATATTCGATCTTAGGAATATTAAGTAAAAACTTCTGAATTTCTTCAAAAACCTTAATATTGAGGTTTTCTAGAAAGTCTACTAGATCCTGTTTTTTATAATCGCTTGCTTTATAGATCTGATCTTCATAATAAATTGAATCGATACAACGAACTATGAGCTCAAATATGTAATCTTTCTCTAAACTCAAAAATTCTTTGTCGTCATACAGTTTTGCAGAAGGATATTTCATAACAATACCCGATTTATCGGTGATTTTTATGTTATTAATAATTTTTTCAGGAAAATTTACTTCAATTTTATTGAGATCGATCTCAAAATCGTATGTTTTATCGTCTTCAGAATCTTTGTATGAAACTTTTACGATATTATCCACTGAAATTGACCTTAATTTGAGAAAAATATACTCAAGATCAAAGAGCGCCAGCTTATCAATGTCAAATTTAGAATCAATAGAACAATTATTGATGATTTGTTTGATTGCTGAGAGAATATCCGTTGCCTGTTCACTTTCTTTAGCCATTAATAACAGTTTTTCTTCTTTAACTAAGAAAGGTCTAAACTGAAATTCCTTTTTCAAGGAAGGAACATTTACTCTATAAACTGGATAATCAATTTTAGGCAATGATGACATATTAAAACTCCATTATGATTAAAATATTGATTGTGATGATCCCACACCAACACCTATAGTTTCTCGTTCTTTTGCTGTTGATAGTCCACCTGGTTGCGATCTGGTTCTTAAAATTGATGAACCCTCAATTGTATATTCAGTATAAGCTAAAGAAACATTAATTCTCATCAAATTACCATCACCCCATGAAAGCGGTATTTCTCTTAATGCACTCGGAAACGCTTCAAATAAGTTAATTTTCTGAATTGAGTTTCCATAATGATCGTAAATTACAATTACTATTGTTGATGAATACTGATCTTTGTATTCAGCTGTATATGTTGGCGCTTGACCTGTAGAAGTTCCACTATACTGGAAAATAGATCTAGTCCATTGATACCAATATTGCCAAAATTCGCAAAAATGATCACCAATCATAGAAATATTAGTTTCTTGATATTGGGCGTTTGTTGGTTTCTTTTGAGTTGGACCTATACCGTAATGATTGATGTCTGAAGAAATAAGAGAAATACCAGGAGCTCTGACTTGATCAACTCTGAAAGACATATTTTCAGATATTTGTTTTAACGAAACAGGAGTGCCCTGATTGCCCAAAGCACCACCGTTTTGCGTCATAACTGGTGGTGTTTGAACAAATACCTCAAAAGAATTATTATCTAGGTATCCGAAATCTCTTATATTAGTTGAAAACTTGTTTATGTTAAAAGCCATTTTAGTCCCTAGTAAGGTGGTGAACCAGCATATCTTTTATTTGAGTTTATTTTCCATCTATGAATTGGCAACACAGCAGCCTTTTCCCAATTAGACGGGTCAACTTCATGAAACGAACTTCTAACATGACTATAAAGATATCTCTTTATACACCCATCAACGCCTTTAAAGACGTTTGAATAACCTCTTAAAATTTCATAAGACAAACTAAGCCTTTTATTCATTTTATATTTATTTTCGTCAGTAAATTCTACTAAAGAGTTTAATAACCTGACTCTGGCCAATGCCGGAAGATAATGTAGGTTGATACCCAAAAATCCGTCTATATACATCTCAACGGGCATAGTTAATGGATACATATCGTAAAAAGGAAGGGTGGCTTTGTATTTTGGATCATACAAATAAAGGTACATTCCTCCAATTTGAGGCAATGACATCTTTTTAAAATATTTGTTTGGTTCTGCTTTGGTCTTATTTGATTTTAAATCTTCGACAGAATCATTGAACCAATCCTCAGCTGAAAGAGATTTGTCAGCTAAAGCTCGGGCAGAGGCTCTTAGAAGGTCATTGAACGTATTTGGCATTAATAACCTTTCGGTAATCCTAGTTCGTTTTCTGTCATTATTATGAATTCAAATCCTCTATCTTTGCAGTATTCACGAGCAGCTTTCCATTTGGCTGAATTTACACCCCAAGTCATAACTTCATTAACATATTTTCGACTTTTCTTTTTGCTTTCAGTAATAGTTGGCGGCTGCGTTTGCTTGAAGGGTTTTACCTCTATGAGCACAGTTCTAGTCCCGCCTCCAGGCTTATTCATTTTTGCAGTAAAATCCACATAATAGCGATGTATTCTATTATCAACTGGCGATCTATATGGTATTATAGTCTCCTCTGAAGACCACCATATTATGTTAGGGTCAATATCAAATCGACTCATTACTAATAATTCCCATCGAGAACGATAAATAATGTTGGTTGGATCGCCTTTGTATTTTTGAGGATTCCTTGGTTTAAAATAACCTTGATACTTAGCCATGTTCTATATCACTAATAAATAAACTATATTTATTCAAATAATAAAAGGGAATCATGGCAGTACCTAATTTTCCACAACCACCGGGAAGAAATATCGGAAGCGGGGCGGGCATGACCTTCCCTTCGGATCTCATCACAAATGGTAGAGAATACTATACCGAAATAAACTTCCAAAGTTACGAATATGCCACTGCAACTGGTTTAGGAGCTCTTTCCTTTGGTGGAGGAGTTAGATTACCCATTCCAAGAAGAATTAATGATAATGAAAGTATTATTTGGGAAGAATGGTCAGGAACACAAGCAGCACCACAGCTTTTAAATGCAGGGGCTGGTATAGCTAGCACATTTGGTGCTGGTGCAGTTGCTAGAGTAGCACAGGGACTTGGCGGTGTTATGACTGGCTTGACAGCTGGTGTTGATATGGCTGGAACTTTTACTGGACAATCTGTAAATCCATTCCAGTTTATGATGTTCAAAAGACCAAATTTCAAAGAATATACTTTTAGTTGGATATTAGCTCCGAATACAAGAGAAGATTCTGATAATTTGAAGGATATTATCAACAAATGCAAAAAATCTGCTTTGCCTTCAACTGGTTCTCTTGGTGGCGGATTAATGAAATATCCAGATATTGCCATGGTCAGATTTAGACCAGATGATTATTTGTTCAAACTAAAGCCTTGTGCTATTCTAGGTGTTCAGGTGGACTATACAGGCGCAGGACCATCGTTTTTCAAAAGTGGCGCACCAACAATTGTAACTCTTACTATGCAATTAAAAGAACTTCAATTGCAGAAAAAAGACACATACGTAGAGTAAGACATGGTAGATAGATATTTCGACAAACACCCAATTATCAATTACGGCAATAATAATGCCGTAGATATTACAAAGCGTGTTGCTTTGTTAGAAAAAGTTTCAACAGATCCTTTTGCTTTTTATCCTTATGAAATTACTTCCAACGAAAGAGCGGATCAACTAAGTTACCGTTATTATCAAGATCCATTTAAAAGTTGGATATTGTATCTAGGCAATAAAATAGTTGATCCATATTACGAATGGTATCTTCACACAGAAGAATTCCAAGAGTATATCACCAAAAAATACGGTTCATATGTTAATGCTACTGATAAAATTATGTTTTACAGAAACGATTGGCCAAATGTAGAGGACATTAACGTAGAAGTCTGGAACTCATTACCCAAAACCTTAAAAAACTATTGGGAACCAAATTTTGGACCAAATAACAAAATTATTGGGTATAAGAGAAAACAGGTTGATTGGAAAATAGTAACAAATAAAATGGTTTCCTATCAGGTGTCAAACACAAACTTTATTGTGGACGAAATAGTTGATATTGTATTTGATGAAATTAATTCTGGCTCAGGACAAATAGCATCAATTGCAAACAATATGATAAATGTTCAACATGTCAGCGGATCATTTTTCACAAGTGCCACAGTAGTAATTAAAGAAAATAGTTATATATACGGAAGAGAAAGCACAGTGAATACAGTTTTCACTTCTGTTACTTCTGTCGCTAATAATCTATCAGAAGAAGAATATTCTTATTGGACTCCGGTTACTTATTTGGAACATGAAAATGAAAAAAATGAGTTCAATAAATCTGTAAGAGTTATCGATAGTAGCCTCAAACAAACCATGGTCAATAATCTAAAAGATTTGATGAGAGAATAATATGGCTATTGGTGATATTAAAATTTCTTCATTGAAGGTTGGACAAATGGATTTGATCCAAGGGGGAAAGGTTTCTCTCGTTGGTTTCAACATTTATGAAGATATTCTAAATCCTTATGGACCATTAGCTGAAATAAGAGTTCTCGATCCAACAGATCAATTGGGCAAAACAAAATTAAATGGTTCATACGACCAGGATGTTGAGATAAATTTTTCTGGCGACAATTCTATAGCAGGAATTGGTGGCGGACATAAATTAAAGATGAAAATGTTTCACAACAAAGATTTGAACGATCAATCTTTGAATAACGTTGGTTCTGGACATCACAAACAATATGACATTAGATGCGTTTCGCCAGAGTTTTTAAACGCTCAAGGTAACTATGTTGAAAAAAGTTTCAATCAAGAAACTTCTGAAGCAGTAAAACATATAGTTGAAAAGGGATTCAAATCTAAAAAACAATTCAATGCTGGTAAGACCAAAAAAAGAAGATTGATAATTCCTAAGTCTCATCCTCTAGATGCTTATAAACAAATAAGCACTGAGCATGTTTCGGACAAATATGAATCCTCTTGTTTTGTGTTATTTCAGAAATCAGGTCAATCTGGTGGTGAATATGAGTATCACTTTAAAACTTTCGAAGAACTATTTGAAGGCTCTTCAAAAGTAAAATTAAAACAAACCACTAATTTGAATTTTGAACTCAATAATAGACAAGAAAGACAAAATTCTGTTATGTGGTTCAAACCATCAAAGTCTTTTGATAGTGGTCCAAGAGCGTTAGATAAATCTTCAGAATATACTTTTGATTATACTACGCATAAAGTTGTGGCTGTAAACCAACCAAAAAGCAATAACAAATTTAAATTTGCAGATAGAGATCCAGTTTATAACAGTTCGCCTTCATATGTTGATAAAGGCGTACCAACTCATTATGTGCATGATAAGGCAAACAATAAAGAAAAACATGAAACTGCTTCAGCTATGACTAAACGAGCAGCTTTTTTATCTCATCTGGCCCAAAATTCTGCAGAGTTTGAAACTTATTATAACCCTGATATCAAATTAGGAGAAATGATAGAGCTTGATATTCCCACAAAAGCAAACAGTGATTGGGAAGGTGGCGAAAAACAAATGAATGGTAAGTTTTTGGTTGTTGCTATTAGAACAAAATATAGAATAGCAGCTGAACCACCTCATTGCACTATGGTAGTTAGAGTTGTAAAGGCTTCTTATAAAGAAGGTGGAGGAGGTCAAGCATGACATTTCATATAGCAGAAGTCAGAAACTTTGAAGACGATCCTACTAAATCAGGACGTGTGAAAGTTAGAATATACAATAAACATAACGACGAACAACAAGTAAAGGATGATGAGTTGCCATGGGCCATGGTGCTTCATCCAGTCACTTCGCCAGCAACGTCGAGAATAGGAATATCTCCTTCAGGTCTAGTGGTTGGTTCTAGAGTTTTGATTATATATTCTGAAGAAGATCATGCTAAACAATATCCTATTGTTATAGGATCATTGGCAAGAGGTGATATGCCAGAAGGACATGAAGATAGTAATGGCGGTGTAGGAACAAATACTGATGATGCTAAGAAAAATTCTGGCGGTAAAATTAAAAAACCAGGCATTGATAATCCAGCTTGGACTAAAAAGGATAGTAATTAATGGCGCCTAAACCAGCTTTTGAAAAAAATAAAAAGAGAGTAAGTCCGAACAATCAAACTATTGGTGGTAAAAAACCAAAAATTGATGCTTCGGTAAAATATGCTGATGCGCCAGCAGTTAAGCCAGACGATTCAAAAGAACTTTCTGATGTCAGAGATAAATTTGCTCCTAATGCAGACAAACCAACAACTGCTTCTGGTGATAAAGGTATCACAGATTTACCGCAATTAGTAAAACAAATTGATCCTCAAGGTAAAGCACAAGTCATACCACAAATGTATCAACAATTGATGCAAATGACTAGTATATTGTCTATGGGTAGTGGTTTTGGAGGTGGTGGTGCTGGTGGGCAAACTGGTTTAAATCAAATACCAGTATTACCTTCTGGTATTTCTTCAGTATTAGAAGATTCTTTTACTGGTGCTTTGGCTATTTTGGTTAGAAAATATGGATTTGAAAGAGTAATACAAGTTTTTGTTGAGTTACTCTCAGAAAACAGAATAAATCTAGTTGATATTAGATATAGAAAAATTGTTGAGAATGCTATGGCAAACTTGATAAAAGTTTGTCTATATTATGGACCAGAAGATATTCCTGTGTCAGTATACGAAACAGTTGTATTTGGAGTTGATGTGCCCGATCCTTTGGTAGATCCAGCTGCTGTTCCTGATTTTTACCAAAAACAATACTACACTTTAGCAACAGACCCGTATCCTGGATACTATGAATGGAGATCTCCAGCTTCTACGGATAAGGTTTGGACAAAAAAGGAAGAAAATTCTTATCACTTTTCTTCATCAAGTCAAGAAATATACTCAAATTCAGAATTGGGATTGGCAGAAGATCTAGATCAATATGTGAAATTACAAACACCACAACCTAATTTGGAAATTGGACCGCAACCTATTTTGACAATTGCAATATTTAATGAATTGTTGATAAAAAGATCAAACTTAATAGAGCAAGATACATTAAACAACAACATGGGAAATAATTCTGGTGGTAACTCCGGCAACAACGGAGGAAATAATATGGCTGGTATGATGGGTGGCCAATTACAGCAATTATTGCAAATGTTACAATCTGAACAATTACCAAAATCTGTATTGAACCAAGGCGAGATTAATAAAGCTTTGCAACAGTATACAAAAGATATGTCGTTCAACAATCAGCTCTTTGAACTAGGAAATATGGCAATGGGCGGTGGTTTGGGCGGAGCTTTAGGATCTCTTGGAAACATGGGAGGCTTATCGAATATCATGGGAGGGTTTGGAATTGGTGGAGGAGGTATTGGTGGTATCCTAGGAAATCTTGGTGGTGGAAGTCTGTTAGGCAGTTTCGGTGGTTTTGGTGGCGGTTCCAATGGCGGTGGCGGTGGGGCTGGTTCAGGATTCCCACAAGCTTCTGGCGGTGGCAGTTATTCCGGAGGAAATATTTCAGAAACAGGATTGACAAATATTGAAACAATGTTAAAATTATTGGGAATATCGTAAATGGCTAATGATAAAGACAATAAAAAATTACCAAAGTCCGGAGTTGATGAGGGCGATATTGTTCCAAAATATGGATACATTCACGGAGAATGGGATGCATTAGGTGGTCATCATTTCAAATATCGTTATCCTGACGAAAACGAAAAATCTTATTCTGAAGAATTATTGCCTAGTGGAAGCTATCATACCACACAGCACGATTCTGATAAAAAAGAAATACACACAAATCTAAAATCTGGTGAATATAGAGGATATACTGCTGGCGGGCATGCTAGTCAAGTTGATGGTCATTACGATCATAATGGTGAAAAAACTGGTAGAATTGAATACGGAAAAGATTTTGGTCAAGCAACTGGTGGAAAATATTACAGAGGTACACAAAAAGAAGAAATCAAAATGTCTGGAGGCGCACAATATAAGTCGACCCAGAAAGCCTCTGATTCCGTAACTTGTAAAGTAAGCTCTGGAACTCTTAGAGATAGATGTAAAAAAGATCGCTTTATGGCAACTGAAGGCGAATATGTTTCTATGGGTGAGAAAAACAAAATCGAAGTATTTCAGAAAGACGTTTCTTTATATGCAGGTTCTAACCATGATATTCACATAAAACAAAAGGGCAAAATAGAAACTGGTAGTACCATGATGATCCAAACAGGATCTGATGCTACTATTAATTCTGCAGCTAAGATTATAGGAAAAGCACAATCTGATATTACTGTCGAATCACAATCAAAAATTACATTAAAAGTTGGTGGTTCCAGTATAGTGATAGAAAGCGGTTCGATTACTATTAAATCTTCCCAGATTAAATTTGAACAAGGTTAAATAGTAAATGAGCCAAGCACATAGACACAGCGATCAAAGATCTTGTGGAGCTACTACAGTTGTTAGTGGTCAGAATTTTGTTACCATCGAAGGAAAATTATGGGCTGTTGAAAACGATCAAAATACACATGGTGCTGGCGGTTTAATAGCTTCTAAATCGTATATTACAATTGCTGGTAAAAAAATAATAGTGGTTAATGATAGTGCTAATCAGGACAATTTATGTCCAACAGCTGGCGGAGAACATTGTAATCCCAAAGCTTCTTCTGGAAGCAGTTTAGTAGAAGTAGGATAAATGGCAACAACAAGAGCAGACGCTTTAACAGGCACATCAAAACAAAAAGAATATTTTTCGGATTTTTTGACAGGTTTTGACATCACTCCATTTGGTAATCAACTTGGTAGAGTTACTAACGAGCAAGCAGTCAATCAATCGTTAAAAAATCTTATAAAAACAAATCTTGGCGAGAGACCTTTTCAGCCAATGGTAGGCTCAGATGTGTATTCTATGCTTTTTGAGAATCAGTATCCTGAAGATATTTCTCTTCTGGAACTTTTTATAAAAAATACTATAGAGAACAATGAACCAAGAGCAAACCTTTTGGGTGTTGAAGTTAAAATTCAGCCAAACGAAAACTCTTTAGAAATAAGTATCTATTATACTTTAATAAATAATCCAGAACCTATTACTCTTACTGTCCTATTGAAACGAGTCCGATAAATGGCAGCAAATAGCTCACTAACACTTAGTTCTTTAGATTTTGATACTCTTAAAGAGAATTTCAAAGAGTTCCTAAAAACTCAGTCTGTTCTCAAAGATTACAACTACGACGGCTCAAATATTAACGTTCTATTAGACGTTATGGCATATAATTCATATTTGAATTCGTTTTATCTCAATATGGTTGCTTCTGAGATGTTTCTTGATTCAGCTCAGAAATACGATTCGATTGTGTCTCATTCAAAAGAGTTAAATTATACCCCAAGAAGCGCCCATTGTTCTGTTGCTAATGTTTCATTCACAGTTGAAACAACTGGTATTTTGGGAAATCTTACCATTCCAAAGGGCACTAGATTCTCAGGGTCAAACTCCAATGGTTCATTCAATTTCGTAACAGACTCTAGAATTACAGTCACCTCAACTAATAATATATTTACAATAGATAACCTTCAAATTAACGAAGGTATATATTTCCAAGATTCATTTGTAATGAATTATGATATTGAAAATCAATTATTTGTTCTTTCTAATCAAAATATTGACACTACAAGTTTAGAAGTATATGTAGTTGAAGATAACGGTTCTACAAACACAGAATTTACACGTTCTGAAACCTTATTTGAACTTGACAATAAATCAGAAGTGTTTTTCGTTCAAGGTTCTGATAGCAACAAATATGAAGTTGTTTTTGGTGACGGTTATTTTGGTAGAAAGCCTAAGAATGGGTCTACCATTCTTGTAAAATATATTGTTACCAATGGTTATCTTGGTAACGGCGTTGAAGAATTTACACTAGATGACGATATTGGACCATTTAATAACGGTGTCGCTTCACCCTCTTCTATCACAACAGTTTCTCCCTCTGTTGGTGGTTCTGCACAAGAATCAATCGAATCGGTAAGATTCGCCGCTCCAAGATATTTTGCTACTCAGCAAAGAGCAGTTTCTTCAGACGATTATGCTGCTCTTGTTAAAAACAATTTCGGCGGAGAAATTCAAGACGTTGCCATATTTGGTGGTCAAGAAGTTGAACCTAAAAGATATGGTAGAGTTATTGTTTGTTTAAAGCCAGTTATTGGAACTATTGCTCCTGACTATTTGAAAAATAGAATCATTAACTTCCTTTTAAGATATGTTGCTCTTCCTAACAGATTAGATTTAACTGACCCAGAATACATATATGTCAAGCTTGATACAGTCGTTCAATATAACATATATACTACAAGTAAATCTGTTTCTGAAATTAATACAGAAGTTTTGAACTCTATACTTCAATATAGTTCAGATCACTTGGAATTATTTAATAAAGATTTAAGATTCAGTCGATTAGCTACAGAAATTGATGATTCTGACACTAGTGTGGTAAGTAACCAAACACATTTGAGATTAATTAAAAAAATTGCTCCTTTATTAAATTGGCCTACCACATATAGCATAGCCACAAAAAATGTTATTATGTATGAGACTCCAACTAAAAAAGTTTATGAAAATGGAGTATTAATACCGCACGCTGAACTTTATTTGTCTAGTTATCAAACTCATTACGATCATGCTTCATTAATTTCTTCAAAATTCACATACGTATATAATGGTGTTGAATATACCGATGCATATTTTGCTGACGATGGACAAGCAGAAGAAACTGGCGATGATATTGGTAAAGCAATTATTAAAGTTTATGCTCCAGTAAATGGAGTCATCACACCTATTGTTGAAGTTGGTAAAATTAAATATAGTGATGGATCGTTTACTTTGAACGATATAACCATTTCTTCTTACAGTGGTGAAATTGCAATTTATCTTCGCAATGAAGATGTAGATATTTTTGCTGGCTTAAATAATATTATTAAAATAGTACCTGAAGATGTATCTATAACCATAATCGAAGCTAAAGAATAATGGAATTTTCAGTAGAAAAATATATCTCTAATTTCGTAGAGAACCAATTCCCGCAATTTTATCAGGAAGATGGACCAACCTTCATATTGTTTATGAAGGCATATTACGAATGGATGGAAAGCGAAGGCAACCCTATTGGCGAAGCCAGAAGCTTATTCGACAATAGAGATATCGATAATACTACTGAAGACTTTTTACAGCACTTTCAGAAAAAGTATCTGTATGGTATTCCGTTTGATATCATTTCAAACAAAAGATTTCTACTAAAGCATATTCTTGACGTTTACAGATCTAAAGGGTCAATATACTGTTATAAGCTTCTTTTCAGATTAATTTATGACGAAGATGTAGACATTTACCTTCCAGGCACTGATGTTATGAGAGTGTCTGATGGTAATTGGTATAAGCCCCAATATCTAGAAATTACTGATAATGATGTAATGAAAGATTGGGTTGGTAAAACTATTGTTGGCACTTCTTCTAATACTTTTGCTGTTGTTGAAAATTATGTTCAACAAAGATATAACAACGATATTGTAAATCTTGTTTACATTACTAATGTTCTTCCAAACGGCGGCGAATTTATCATCGGCGAAAAGATAATTCGTTATGACTTTTTTGCTAACAGTGAAATAAATTATCAAGCTCCAGTAGTTCTTGGTTCTATGTATAATCTTGACGTTACTATTGGCGGTCAGGATTTTAATGTTGGCGACGTTCTAAAACTTGTTTATAGAGATCCCATTACCGACGATATTATTTCTTATGGTAAAGAAGGTCTAATAAGAGTAGCAGAAGTATTCAAACAAATTGGTGCTTTGACAATTAGAGTTCAGAGTAGCGGATTTGGTTTTACAGCTAATTCTCTCACATTTCTCTATAATGACACATATGATAAAACAGGTACAGGCGGCGGATTCAATATTCGTAACCTTTATTCTAAAAGATATGTATTATATAATGATGATATAATATACAACTATAAAAGAGTTTATCTAAACGATGCAACTTTTGGGTTTGATAAAAACCTAATTGGTAATATCAATTCAACATTAAATGACGTTTTGACTTATAAAGGTGGTACTTTTGGTAGAATTCTAAATCTTAGAAATATTAAAATTGGTAACAATTATACTAAACCAGCTACTACATTTACAAGATCAGTAATTACATCTAATGAATTGCCAGGAAAAGTCACATATTCTGCAGACGCTCTGGAAGTCAGAGAATTAATTTATACTGGTATTGCTACAAATTATAACAATACAGATATTATCACTGTAGTAAATTTAAGATCTAATGTTAATATTAGAGATGCAAGAGGAACTACTGATCCTGCAGAGCTTCATGATATTGTTTTAGTAAGCAACGGCGCAATTTATCAATTTTATGCAAATTCTCAAGGATTTAGTAATACCTCTGATGTAATTTATATTTATCAAGCAGACGATTATTTTGCAAAAGGCGATAAGGTTTATTACCAAGTTCCTACCAATAATACTGCTTTGAGAGGGCTTACAGGTAATAATTATTACTGGATTAATTTCGTAAACACTACATCTATTGCTTTGACTGCCAATGCTCTTGGAACTAATGCTACCTTATCATTATCTACTAATAGCACTGGTGGAAATCTATCATTTGTAGTTACTAATCCAGGAACTAATTTTATTAATTTGAACCCTACCATTGTGGTTTCAAATTCTATTGGTGGTAATTCAAGCGGTAGTGGTGCAGTTTTTGATGTTGGGTTTGCTTATTATGTTACTGGATCAACTCCTGTTCTTGGCGCAAATGTGGATATCCTTGCAGTTGTTCGTGAAGCTGATAACCCAGCAGAAACACATTATATAGAAGACGAAACAGGAACACAGTTTGCATTTTATGCGAACGGTAATGGCTTCAGTTTGTTGGGAAATTGGATTAAGCCAATAAAGTTGAGCCGAGGATATAACGTTGCTAACGTTAGCATTAATAACACTGCTCCTGGCGCAAACTCGAATGAAACTCATAGTATAGTATTGGTAAGAAATAATGTTTCTTATAATTTCTATGCTAATTCTAGTGGTTTTGATTATAACACAGATACTATCAAAATAAGCTCAGCCAGTAGCTATTTCGCAAAAGGCGATAGAGTTTATTATCAAGTTCCTAATAGCAATACTCCGCTAAACGGATTGACTGGTAATACATATTATTATGTGAACTTTGTCAATAGTTCTAGTATATCATTAGAATACTCTGAATTGACTTTTGGACAAAGAATTGAATACGTAGTACCTAATGGCAATACTGCTTTAGACGGTCTGACAGGTAATTCTTATTACTATATCAATTACACAAATAATTATATTGTTACTCTTACTAGTGACGAAATAACAAATGCTAATTTTGGCACAGTGTTCTCAGAGGTTTTTGAGGCGAACGATGTAATTTGTTTCCAAGCGAATAGTGCAGATTCTAATACTGTTGAATTCCAAGTTATTAAAGAAGTTGTTAGCAATACAAAAATGTATCTGTATGGAAATACAATTTATAATTCAACAGATAAAGCAAAATATTTTATGGCTCCAACAACTATACCTGCCAATTTTGCCAAATATGACACATTGATGTATAGTGCCAATGGTTCTATAAATGGTGAAAACGAAAAAATCACAGCTATTCCTAGCTCAGGAAATAATGCTATTAAGTCTGTTACTAGTCTTGATTCTGGTATTGGTTATGTTGAAGGCGAAGAAGTAACTGCTTATTTGTATAATGCAGTTTCAGATGCTATTACAATTGTTCAAGGCGGAACTGGATATGCTAACAACGAAAAATTGGTTTTCGCTGGCGGAGATCCAGGAACTATTGCCACAGGATTCATAACTACAAATACAACAGGCGGAATTGTTGACGCAACAGTATTGAATGGTGGATCGGGTTACAGACAGGCTCCTCAGGTACTTGTCCAAACAAAAAATGGCAAAAATGCATTTTTGACTTCTGAATTGGTAGAATTTAATACTCTGGTGGAAGTTACTGGCCTTGTCAACAAAAAAGGTATAGGAGAAGGCAAAGGATTCTGGAATTCTACAAGAAGTTTCTTGGATTCCGATAAATACATCCAAGATAGTTATTATTATCAAGATTATTCTTATGAAATCAGGGCTGCAAAAAATCTTTCTAAATACAAAGATATAATTAACGAAACTTTCCACTCTGCTGGTTCTGAATTATTTGGTAAGTATTTATACAAAGATCTAAATACTTCTATTATGCAAATCGCATATGATCAATCATATGCTAATACTGATCCTGTTACACTTTATACTCTAGTTTCAGGAGATTTTATTACTTGTGATGAGGATCATTTCACAGTAGATACATATGTTTATGACTATTATGAATATGCTGATATTCCTACAGTTTCTGTTGATAATATTGCAATCAAAGTTGACAATATAACTAACAGATCTGATTTTATTGTTATCTCTGTCGATAGAGATTTGAACTCAAATGGGGATATTTACGTTCATCTAACAGCAGACAGTAATTCTAGATTCGTAACTTCGGATATTATTGCTTATTAAAAGGGGACAAATTTATGGGTACATATCAAGAAATTGATGTTGGAACGACAGCTAATGATGGAACTGGCGATCCACTAAGAACTGCTATGATTAAGGTTAATGAAAGTTTGGCTAATGCTTTCAGTAATCCTACAGTCACTAGTTGGGTAACAGTTGGTAATGCAACGTCAAATGTTATCCTTACTTCAAATTCAACAGCGGCTCCAAGCGTTCAGGTCGCTAATGCTACAAATTCTTCAAAATCAGTAGTAAATACATACACAATTCAGGTTTCTAACAATACATATACTGCCAATTTAACAGCTGCGCAGCTTAGTATCGGAAATACAACCTCTGGAGCTTTTGGGGCAACAGTAAACAGTTCTGTTATCGCTATTGGAAACGCAACATCAAATGTATTTGCTAATGGAACTAATATTTCTATTGCTAATAACACTCAGGGTTCTATAGTTATTCATCCAAATAGAATTCTTGTTGGTGCTAACGTTAGCATTAATAACCAAGCTATTTCCTGTGGTAATACATCAGCAAACTTGCTTTTGGATTATAGTATTGTTCGTGTTGCCAACGGTACTTCTGGTCAGGCTAATGTTGAACCTGGTAAAATAACCGTTGGTGCTAATGTTACTATTAATACAACTATGGCCACTCTGCCGGCAGCTAATGTAGTATCAAACACTGGATTTACATTAGGTTCGCATACAGCCGCTGCTAATGGTTACACTTTTCTTCCAAACGGTCTAAAGATGACTTGGGGATGGGTGTTGTCTAACACTAGCACTGGTTCTATATCTTTTGCAGACGTTTTTAGTACTGCAGTATTTTCAATTACTGCTACAGGTAATACTGCAGATTACGTTTATTTTACAGCAAGAACAGTAAGCGGTGCAACAGTAAGAACTTCTAATGCTACTGCAACAAACGTTTATTATATTGCTATCGGTAAGTAAGGGTTATTAAATGGGTAAGTTACTACCTACATACAAAAAAGCTCTCATTGATGAAATGAAAGATAATATGTTGTCAGGCTCAAGCGATTATTACGCTTTTGCTGCTGATCCTGTTTCTAGCCTTACTGTCCCCACGCTAGCAAACGACGATTATGACACAAATTATCCTGTTTGGTCAATGCTTTTTGGTAAACGACTTACTTATAATGATGTTACATTAGTCATAGACAATAAACAATGGGAATATGGAAAAGTATTCGACGAATATGATAATACCTCAGATACATTACATTCTAACAGTAATTTTTACACTGTGTGTATTCCTGGCATTGTTGGTGGCAACTATTTGATCTATAAATGTATAGATAACGCCAATGGCGCTCCTTCTACAATTGACCCAAGCACCATTGGTGACCCTCAAGGCAAATTGTCATTTCAAACTTCAGATGGTTATGTTTGGCGTTATGTTTATTCTGTTTCTTCTGCAAACTACGATAAATTTGCAACAGATGACTATATTCCAGTTTATACAGATCAAAATATCTATGCTACTGCATCAAGCTATTCAGGCGTAGAAGTTGTTGTCATTACTAACCCAGGATCTGGTTATGATGCACACCATGACGGTATTGTAGAAGCTGTTATTAACAGTACCATGATTCAGATTTCTTCAAATGCATCATCTTTCAATGAATATTATACTAAAAATGGAATTTATATCTATAACACATTAGAAACAACTTCTCAATTAACATATGTGAAACAATATATTTCTAATACTACTGGTAATTTCGTAAGAGTGCAAGACGAAGGAATCAATACAGATAATATAATTGAAGGCGAGACTCAATATAAAATCAGCCCAAGAGTAGTTTTCAATACAGACGCTGATCTCGGAGCTCGACCAAAAGCTTATACTACAATCAATCCTTATCAGAATTCTATTGGTAGTATAATTATGCTTGACATTGGAACTGGAATCACAAGAGCCAATGTCTCAATTCAGAGTAATACTCTTTGGGGATCCGGAGCCACAGCTTATGCTATTGTTCCTCCTCCTGGAGGGCATGGAAGCGACCCAGCATCAGAATTAGACGCCAAAGGATTCTGTGTAGCTTTTAGATTTTCTAACAACGAATTGACCACAATACCAGACAATATTAATTACTCTAAAATCGGTTTAATGAAAAATCCATACGCTATGGATATAAATTTCGAAAAAAGTGAAAACAGGTATCAAACTAACACTTTTAATCAACTTTTGAAATTTGATATCAATAACATATATTACACTTTCAACGTTGAAGATGTTATCTATGGAGAAAGTTCTGGCGCTAAAGGAATTATAGCCTTTGTTAATTCTAGTGCAATGTATGTAGCCGGAGACAGAAGTTTTGAAGATGGTGAGAGAATCACTTATGAAGATGGTACACCTACCCTCAATATAACTATAAGTGCAGAAGGCGCAATTTACACTAAAGACGTTAGACCTCTTTATGTTCAGAATATAAATACAGTTGAAAGATCAAACACACAGACTGAATCGTTCAAGTTGATTGTAGAATTTTAAACAGGATTAGAAAATGCCAATAAACACTAATTTTAACGTCAACCCTTATTTTGACGATTATGATGAAGCTAAAAATTATTATAAAGTCCTATTCAGACCTTCTACAGCTATCCAGGCACGTGAACTCAATCAAATGCAGACTATTCTGCAGAAACAAATTGATAGATTTGGTCAACATATATTTAAAAACGGCTCTATAGTATTAGATGGTTCTTTTGATTATGAACATTACATTGATACCGTAAAGGTAGTTTCATTAACCCAAGATCTAGAATCATCATATTTTGTTGGTAAAATTGTTACTGGATCTGTTTCCGGTGTCGAAGCTTACGTAAAACACGTAGACTATGATTTCGATAATAACGTTTATGTATTTTTCGTTAGATATACAAAATCAGGCACAGATACTAATTTCTTTCTAACGGACGAAATTGTCACTGACAACAGCAATCCTAATAATTTCTTTAAAACTGTAGAAGAAGATTGCAACTCAGTAGGAACTATCTTTAGCATTTCGCAAGGCGTAATGTTCTCAAAAGGCTTTTTTGCAGCCTTTCCTGCGCAAACTGTGGCGCTTTCGTTTTATACCACAACTCCTTCTGTGATTGCAGGTTTTAAAGTTGTAGAATCAATCATAACAGATTTACAAGATCCATCTTTATTGGATAACGCTCTAGGATCTCCTAATGAAAACGCTCCAGGAGCTCATAGATTTGCAGTAGATCCTACTCTTACTGTTGTTGATTATGATGCTGAGATTACTGATCCTGATTTTTCGATTCTTGTTGTTATTAAAAATGGCATTATCGAACAGTCTAAAGAAAGAACTGAATACGCAAGAATTTATGACGAATTCGCAAAAAGAACTTATGATGAATCAGGCGATTATTACGTTTCTGGGTTTAATGCCAGAGTAAGAGAGCATTTAAACGTAAACTCTAATGAAGGACTATTCTCATTAGCAGAGGGTGGCGATTCACAAAAACTAACTATCGATATTGATCCAGGTGTTGCTTACGTAAAAGGTTATGAAGTTAATAAACTTGTCACACAGCACATTATTACTGATAAGGGCATAGAATACGAATCTGAAAACGGTGAAACTATTAATGCAAGAACAAGTGGTTATTATCTAGTCAAAGAAGCTATAGGGACCCTATCTTTAGATACTGGTACTTTAGTAAATCTTTATAATACTGCTGAACAGAGAATTACAAATAAAACAACATTATCAACAGCAAATACTGGCGCTTTGATCGGTACTGCTAGAGTTAAGTATTTTGCTTACGATTCAGGATCTCAGGGTTCAGCTAACGGTTCATATAGATTATATCTATATGATACTCAGCTTACTAACGGTAACATTGCAAATGTTAGATCAGTAGGTATCAGCTCTACATTTTTTGCTGACATTCAATTAAATTCAAATAGTACTCCAATATTCAACGATTATAATCTTAACACTTTGCTTTATAAAGTTAATACCAATTATACTAGATCTCTCAGAGGTAATAATGGTATTTCTGATACAATTTTCAATTTCAGTAGAACAGAAACAAAAACCACAAACTTTGCTACTGGTGGTATCTTAACCTTATCTTTGAGTGGTTCAGATCAGGAAGAATTGTCGTATTCTACTGGTTCTCTTTCTTCAACAGAAAAAAGAACTATTCTTCTTACTGTTAATGCTAATAAAGATATTCATTTATTCTCGCCATCTGGTGTAGTATCTGGAACTTCTGGTCAGGGCAATCTTACTGGAACTTCTACATATTTCTCTAGATTGAACGCTGGTGATAGAATCAAAGTAAACGGTAGCTACTATTTTGTAAACACAGTATACAGCGATACATCTATGAGTATTGTAGGTACTCTTTCTAGTAGCCCAGTTTCTAACGTGATTTATAGATCATACATGGCTGGTGATATAGTTGATTTGACTATAAAGGGCAGTTCAGGTGTAACCAGAAATGTTAGTTTATCATCTTCTGGTGTCATGACTGTTGATTTGAAGGAAGACACTTCAAACACAACAGGTTCAGTTTCTTGTTCAATCACTTATAATATTACTAGAAGTGGTGCTCAGGAAGTCAAAAAAATATTGAGTCCTAGACGTTATGTGATGATCAATACAGCAACTAACGTTGCTAATACTGTTGGTCCATATAACTTAGGTTTGCCAGACGTTTATAGAGTAAGATCTGTAAGAATTAAGACTGGTGCATTTGTTAATAACACTGATGGTGATGATGTAACATCATATTTCGCTCTAGATGATGGTCAAAGAGATTGTTTTTATGATCACGCTTCTTTGATATTCAAAGGCGGTATTGATATTAAAAACAAATATCTATTGGTGCAATTAGATCATTTTGAGGCAGATTATACTGGCGGCGCTGGCTATTTTTCTGTTGATTCATACCCAGTTGATGATACGACAGTTTCTGAAAGCACTATTTTCACCTATCAGATACCAGTGTATGCTACATCATACGGTGAAATGTTTGAACTAAGAAATGCTATGGACTTTAGACCATACAAAACTGCAACAGCTGCTAGCACTCAAGCTACTTCGACTGGTAATATTTCTGCAGCGACAGTAAATCCAGCAACAACTACTTCTATGTATGTTCCCACAGGAGGTTTAAGAACTTCTATTCCTGGAAGTAATATGTATATTGACTATTCATATTACCTTGCTAGAAGAGATTTGATTGCTGTAGACACCAACGGTAATTTCATTTTATATAAAGGCAAACCAGACATAAATCCTATCAGCCCTATTGCGCCTGATAATGTTATGCCTTTGGTCAAAGCTCTCATCAAACCATATCCTTCTTTGTCTGAAACTTATGCAAGACAACTTGGTAACCAAACATATGGTTGTACTGCCAAAAATATTGCAAATAGAAGATATACTATGAAGGATATTGGCACTATCAAAAATAGAGTTGATAATCTAGATTATTATAATGCTTTGACTCTTCTAGAAAAAACAGCAACAGATTTAAATATTACAGATGCTGCTACTGGTCTGGATAGATTTAAAAATGGATTCTTTGTTGACGGTTTCGTAGATCACTCTTTGGGTGATACCAGAAATGACGATTATCGATGCTCCATTGATCCTAAAGAAAACTGTATTAGACCTTTTCACGAAGCTGATTCAGTAAAGTATCAATATCAGTCCACAGGTTCTTCTGGAGTTCAGTTAACTGGTTCTCTTGTAACTAGACCTTACACTGAAACAGTGTTACTAAGCCAAAAAAATATTTCAACTAGAAGAAACATTGAATACAGTGTTTACAGATTCGTAGGAAGAATGACCTTCCGTCCAGAAACTGATATCTGGCACGACCAAAAAACAGTTGATAAAAAAATCACCTATGGTGATGATTTGCCAAATCCTATCTTGTTAAGCACAGAATGGACTTCATGGGAAAAGTATGGCGTAGGTAAACCAGTCTATAACGTTTATTCAACAAATGAAGGAGGTTATGGTAATAGCTGGAATGGTGGCAAATCATTAGAAGGTTCTTTCTCTAGTTATAAAGAAGCTTTGGATTTTGCTAAACCAGTTAAAACAAATACTCTTCCTGCTAATTATTATGCATATAATGCAGGTGGTGGTTATAACCCAAGAACTCCTTACTATTTGGCTAATGGTCAATTAGTTACCGGTTATTTTGGATGGTCAACAAACCCAGATATAGCCGTTCAAATGGGCAGTGGTAATTTAGGTAGTAATACACCTGATAATTTCATGCGTTCCTTTGCTATTGAAGGAACAGATCCGGGCACTACAGAACGCAGAAGTAAAGTAGAAAAATCTCTTGATTGGGGAACTGAAACACAAACTCTAGGTTCTTTCGTAACTGATGTTACCTTAGCAACATATATCAGACCACAGACTATAACCATAATAGTTCAGGGTCTAAAGGCCAGAACTAGATACTGGGTCTACTTTGATTCAGAAAATATGACCAGCTATTGTTCTCAGTGGGTAGCATCTAATCTTTTTGGCGCTAAACCAGATAGCTATAAAACAGAGGGTGCTGAGCTAATTACTAATGACGGCGGTGATCTTGTATTCGATTTGAGATTACCAACAACTGGTAAACGCTTTAAAGTTGGCACTAAGGAAGTTATTGTAACTGACTCGCCAACTAATGCTGTTGATGCAACTTCACACGCCAGAGGTTATTGGACTTCTTTAGGAATCAACGCTCAGAAACAAAACACTATTGTTTCTACTGTTGTTCCTACTATTGAAACTAACTCAACCCCAGAAGAAAGATTTATTCCAGGAAAGGGACAAACTCTAGAAATTTGGGCTTGTTCATGTATGGCATATTCGTTTAAAGTTGATGTTCCACCAACAGAAGATGGTATTTTCCTAACTTCTGTAGACATTTTCATCGAATCAATGCACCCAACTCTTGGTGTTTGGTTTGAAATTAGAGAAATGAATGCCGGTGGTGTTACCAAGAATCAGGTTCCTTATTCTGAAGTTTGGATGAAGAGAACTGATCCTAGAATCAAGTTGAATCCTGTTGGAACAACTAATTTCCAAGCCACAAAGGTAAACTTCCCTGCACCTGTTTACCTAATGAATAACACTTCTTACGCATTTGTTATTCACACTGAAGGTTTGAACCCTGATACATATTTCTGGGTTTCAAGACTTGGCGAAACTGACGTTCTTACTAATAGTCAAATTACTAGTAGAAGATTGACAGGAACTTTGTATACCACTAATAACAATACTAATTATGATATGGTTCCTGACGTTGATTTGACTTGTACTTTCAATAGAGCAAACTTTGCTGTCGGTTCCGGAACTGCTATGCTTGGTAACATTCCTGTTGAATATATTAAGCTAAAATCAGGTGCTGGAGCTTTCACTAATTATGGTGAAGAAATTGTTGGCTCTGCTAAACTAGCATTGACAAGCATAGTTTCAACAGGAAACACTATTGTAATAGGTGATATTTTAACAGGTTCAAGCTCAGGCGCTGTTGGAAATGTTACTGCAGTAGGCGCTGGTTCATTGTATTCTACCACAGGAATTGGTTTCTCTAACACTGAAACTGTTACTGTTAAGAATTCATCAGGAACTCTTAAGAATATTTCAGCTACAGTAAATGGTGTTTATAGTGGTTCAGGAAAACTAAAATCATACGATAGCGCAAATAATATTTTTATTATTGAAGATTCAAACGGATTGTATCTAGCGAACGGTGTAGTAAAAGGTGTTAGAAGTGCTAACGTTGGTGTAATTGATTCATTCACTTATTACCCATATTCAACCACTTGTTTGAAGCCTCATTATCTAACATTTAGAAACACTTCTTGTGGTTTCGAAAAGAGAGGCTGGAGATCTGATACAAACGCATATGGTAATTATTATCCTGGAATACCAGATGTTTCTTCAGATTTTTACGAAGAAAATAAAATACTTTCTAGAGTAAATGAGATATCGTTGAACTCTAGTAATCCAAGTTCACAGGCCAGAGCAACATTAACTACTTCTAGTGTATATGTTTCACCTGTTATTGACTTGTCAAGAGGTAATAGCGTTTATGTTCATAATTTGATTAATGCAGACGACCCGGATGTATTGATATTGGATAATATTGATCAGGGAGCTAATACTATAATCATAGGCGATAAAATCGTCGGAACAGTAAATGGATATGTTACTTCTATAATAGGTAATACTGTTATTACTGACGTAAATGGATATGCAAACGCTGAAATTATTACTGTGTATGAATCTACAGGAACAACAAGTAAAGGCATATCTGCCAATGTTATTAGTGTTTCTAGATCCGAAGATCAAATCTCTGGCGGAAGTCTAATAAATAGATATATTAGTAAAGTCATTACTTTGGCAGAAGGCCAAGATGCAGAAGATTTGATAGTAAAAATAACTGCATATAGACCTGTTGGAACTGACGTCAAAGTTTGGTTTAAAGTTGCTAATGCAGAGGATTATCAAGGTTTAAGTAATAAAAAATGGACACCAATGGTTTATTTTGACTCGATTTATAGTTCAAGCGTAAACAATAGAGATTTCTTAGAATTTGATTATTCTGTAAATCCTGATAATTATGATGGTAATGGTATATTGCAATATACATCTGAAGGAAACACTTTCAAGGGATTCAAACAGTTCCAAATTAAGATTGGATTGTATGGTAATGCTGACGGTATAAGTTCAGCTCTAGTTCCTAAAGTTGGTGACCTAAGAGTTATTGCACTACAGAGATAATATGATGGAACAAAAAACAGAAAAAGAAGGTCTATACAGAGATTTGTCAACAGGGGCGTTATTAAATAAAAATAACGCTGGCCTGTTGGCTTATAAAATAAGAAGAGAAAAAGAGAAAGAATTCGAATCTTTCAAAGAAAAAATAAAAAGAATTGATGATGACATTTCTGAAATTAAAAACGTTCTAAAAGCTATAGCAGAGAAGATCTAGAATGACAATTAATGTAGCAAATACGGAATTAAATAACACATTCGAATATTGGCGTGGCAGAACAAACGAACTTGCAACGTTAATGTCGAATTGTGTAATTACAACGACAGCAAATTTGGCTTCTGCTCAAACTGCTGGTAATGCTGCAATTTCTGGTAGATTTTCTGCAAATAGTTTAACAGCTGCTAACGTTTATACTAACAGTGTTATTACTGTTAACGTATCCACAATTAATACTGCCAGCGAAGATCACTATTTCGTAACAAATACTACAGCCCTTACCTTGGGTAATAATACTTGTAATACATACATAACGCCATCTTCTATTAGAGCTAATAATGTTTTAGTTAATGATAATGTTGCTATCAACACTTCAGCTTTATATGTTGGCGATATCAATGGTAATCTTGTTTTAAATAAAGCTACCATTTATATTCAGAGCAATGACATTGTTAACACTGTTTTAACTTCTGCTAATTTCAAAGTTTCAAATAATAATGTTAATTCCAATTTAACATACAATTCTTTAACTATTGGAAACGTAGTAGTCAACAGCACATCGATGTCGTTCCCAACAGTTACTGGGACTCCCGTAATAAATTCTTCCACCATTGTTATTGGTGCGAACGTTTATGCGAACACTTCGACTTTATTGGTCGGAAATTCATCTGTTAACTCCACTGTCAACTCGACAATGGTTCAGATGTCAAATTCTTCTGGCACAGCTAATCTAACTCCTGTTGATCTTAAGATTGGCACTTCAATCGTCAATAGCACAATCATTACAACTGGCGCTGGCGGTTTGGTCGCAAACACTACCGCTATAACAGTAGGTTCAAACGTAGTTGTTAACACTTCAGTTGCTACCATTGGTAATTCGACTGTAAATACAGTTGCAAATTCTTCTTTATTGAAGATTGCAAACAGCACAGGAATTGCTAATCTTACTCCTACAGCCGTTTCTATAGGTATCTCTGTTCTTAATAATACTTCAGTATTAATTGGTTCAAACGTTATTGCAAATTCTTCAACGTTGTTTGTAGGTAATTCTTCAGTAAATGCTACTGTGAATTCTACAATGACTCAGATGTCTAATTCTTCTGGGACTGCAAATCTAACACCAGTAAACCTTACAATAGGTACTTCTCTTGTTAACAGCACAATTATCACAACTGGCGCCGGTGGATTAGTAGCTAATACTTCTGCTATTACTGTTGGATCTAATGTAGTTGTTAACACTTCAGTTGTTACTATTGGTAATTCATCTGTTAACACTGTTGCAAATTCTTCTCTACTAAAAATTGCTAATAGTTCCGGAATAGCAAACTTAAATCCTACATCAATTAAAATTGGTATTTCAGAACTCAACAATACTTCAGTATTGGTTGGAGCAAACGTAATTGTTAATGCTACAACATATTTTGTTGGTAATTCTTCAGTAAATTCTATTAGTAATTCCACTTTAATTCAAGTAGCAAATTCTTCAGGCACAGCTAATTTAATTCCAACAAGTCTTGCTATTGGAGTTTCTACTGTATCAAACACTAATGTTACTGTTGGTGCTAATGTCACAGTAAACACTACTACATTTTTCGTAGGTAATTCTAGTGTAAATAGCGTATCAAATTCAACTCTACATCAAGTTTCCAATTCTAGTGGTATTGCTAATTTAACTCCAACATCAATAGCTATTGGTATTTCTACTCTATCAAATACTAATATTACTGTTGGCGCTAATGTTGTTGTAAATTCTTCAACATATTTTGTTGGTAATTCTACTGTCAATTCTATCAGTAATTCTACTTTAATTCAGGTAGCCAATTCAACAGGAACTTCCAATCTAACTCCTATAGACCTTAGAATTGGCACTTCAGTGGTTAACTCTACTGTTATTGCAGCCGGAGCTAACGTAATTGCTAATACTACTGCGGTTTATGTAGGCAATTCAAGCACAAACTCTGTTCTTACTTCAACATTATTGCAATTAGCTAATTCTTCAGGATCAGCTAACTTAAACTCATCAAGCTTGACTATAGGTCTATCAGCAATATCCAACGGATTCTTCAATGCTGGCGCAAACGTCTCAGTAACCACTAGTGGGTTTACTGTTGGCAATTCAACAGTAAATGCTGTGGCCAATTCTTCTTTGTTGAAGATAGCAAATAGTTCAGCTACAGCCAATATATCTCCTATAGGTTTGAATGCTGGTATTTCTACAGTAAACACTATTGCTGTTTCTGTTGGCGCTAACGTAATTGCAAATAGTTCTTCATTGTTTGTAGGTAATTCTTCAGTAAATGCTTCAGTTTCAAGCACTTTACTATCAGTTACAGATGCTCTTGGTAATACAAATGCAAACACTTCCGGTGTTTATGCTACTGGAACTGTTAATGCTGCTACTCTTTCTACAACAAGATTTACTGCTAATTCTACATTAGCAAATGTTTATGCACTAAATGTTCAAACAAATACATCTACTTTTGGAACTGCAGCTTATATTATTGCCAATGGTAATATTGGTATTGGTAATTCATCACCAGTTACAAAACTAAGAGTAGATGGTGACACTGTAATTAATGGTAACACTATATTCGGATCTGGTAATTCTACTTACAAAACTATCGTTGATGGTTTGCTTGAAGTTACTGGCGATTTGTCTGTAAGCGGTACTTTGAGTTATACTGGTAATGCTGCAGGAAATATCATTCCTCAGGGTAACGGTTATAATCTAGGTAATGCAACAAATAGATGGGGTCTGTTTGGTGCTAGTTTGAATGTTGCTGGCGGTAATACTCTTATTGCTTCGCCTAATACTGTAGTTTCATCTAATCTTATTGTAAATGGCGCTAATTTTACTATTGCTTCTAACATCAGTCACACTGGTGCTAATCTAGTAATATCCGGAACCAATACAAGTATCAGTTCTAATTTAACAGTTACTGCTACAACAACAACTCTTAACTCTAATGTTGTATTGGGTATTGGTACCACTCTAAGCGGTTCTGGCGCTGATATCAGTCTTAGAAATGCTACATTTAGTGGTAACCTAGTTGTTGGCGGAACAGTCGTATCTGTTAATACTGCCACATTAATGGTAAATGACAATATCATTGAACTAGCTGATAATAATATAACAACTGATACTGTTGATATTGGCTGGTATTCACCAGCTGGTAATACTAGCAAAATTTGGTATTCAGGTTTAGTTCGTCAAGCTGCTAAGTCTTCAAACAGCAATCCTTATTTCTGGTTGTTTGTTTCTAACACCAACCCAAATACAGCTACAACAGTTGACACTTCTGCAAATTCAGGAACAGGAACTCTTCAAGCATATCTCGTTCCTTATGGAACTGGTGGCGCTTTCGTAGCAAATTCTACTGTTGTTAATATTACAGCAAATTCAACTGTAAGTTCTACAATAACTGCTAACAGCCTATATGGTACTGTTCTAACTGCAACTCAGGGAACAATAAACCACGATTCGCTAGCAAACTTCGTTGGTAACGAACATATTGATCACACCACAGTAACATTAACTGCTGGTAATGGTCTTACTGGCGGCGGAACTATAGCAGCCTCTAGAACATTCGATATTGGCCAAGGTAATGGTATTTCAGTTTCTGCTGATGCTATCGCTGCAGCAGCCGCCAACGGTATTTCAGTCACATCTTCTGGCATTAATGTTCTTGCTGGCAACAATCAGTTAATTTCTAATACAACTGGTCTATGGATCGATCAAACTAAGATTGACCATAATAGCCTTAGCAACTATGCAGTTAATAGACATATTGATCATACTGCAGTTTCTATTACAGCAGGAAATGGTCTGAGTGGTGGTGGAGATATATCTTCAACAAGATCTCTAGCCGTATTAGCTAACACTGGTATTATTTCTAACTCATCTGGTGTGTTTGCTAACTCTACATATATTCAATCTCTAGTAAATGTCTCAAACGGATCTGTTACAACTTCTGGAACAACTGCTCAGAATATCGACAGCTTCTTGATTGGTTCATATCTAGGTTCAGAATATCTCATCAGCGTTTCAGATAATGTTGCTAATAATAAATATGTGTCTAAAGTTCTCGTTATGCACGATGGTTCAGCTTCTCAGATTACTGAGTATGCATCTATCACTTCAAATAGTAACGTTGGTGTATTTTCAGCGACTCAAAATTCTACACATATTATACTACAGTTTACACCAGCATTATCAGCAACAACAGTTAAGTATACTAGAACGGTAGTCTAATGGCAACAAAAGCTAACTTAGTTATAGATCAAGGCACCAATTTTTCAACAGATCTAACATTAACCGACGAAAACGGCGATATGTTGAATCTTGTTGGATATACAGCCAATTCTCAGCTAAGAAAATGGTATACTTCGACAAATTATGTGGCCTTTACAACTGCAGTTAATACTAGTGTTGGAGTTATTACTTTGTCATTAACAAATGCTCAGACAGCAAATCTTGTGGCTGGTAGATACGTATACGACGTGGAAATATCTGACGGCACTACTATTTCACGTGTAGTTGAAGGGATTATCACAGTTACACCTAATGTTACGAGATAAAAATGACTATAACTAATGTAGTAGTAGGTAGAAAGAGAACTATTCGTGTTTCAGCTAATGGAACAGCTGGGGTTTTGGAGACCTCTTCGCCTGTTACTCTTAAAAATACACCTACAATAAGTACAGGGATAGAAAGATTAGACAGTCTAAAAGACGTTTATTCAGTAGATGAAACTACAGGCGCTGTTCCTGTTTATGATTCTGTAACAGACAAATATATCATAAAGAAACTTGATCTTGGTACTGATGTTGTTGGCGATCTAGATGGTGGAAGCTTTTAATTTATAAATATATAAAAATTCACAGGAGCACCATTTAATATGGCCAATAAGATTCAGATTAAAAGATCTACGTCCAACGCTACAGTTACTGGACTATCAAACGGCGAATTAGCCTTTACTCAAGCCTCTAATACGCTTTATATTGGTCTTCCAGACGGGTCGGGTGTCCTTCGTGTTGGTGGCGCTCAGTATCCTGGTACTCTGACTGCTAATCATGCCCTTGTAGCCAACTCTACAAGCGGTATTGATAAAGTTATTGTTGCCAATGCGGTAATTACATCTTTGGTCGCAAATGGATCTGCCGGTTCAAATGGGCAGGTTCTAGTTGTTAATTCTTCAGGCGGCGTTTATTGGGGTACAGGTACCTCTGGATCAAACACTTATGTTCAGTTCAATGATTCTGGCGTAGCTAATGGTGTTGCTGGGTTTACATTTGTCAAAACTTCTAACACGCTTGCAATCGGTAATACTATTACCACCAACAATTTATTTGGAACAACTGTTAATGCTGCTTCTCATACTGTTGGAACTGATGTAGTTGCTAATTCTATTGGAGTTTTCGCTACAGGCACAGTTAATGGCGCTACAATTAGTGTTGGTTCTAATTTTAAAGCAAATGTTACTCAAGTCACTATCGGAACAGGTGTTGGTCTTTCTGTTAATGGTTCTCTTGGTACAGCCAATCAGGTTCTTAGAACAAACGGTTCTAGCACATATTGGGCAGACGACGTTGGTGATATTTCGAGCATCACTGCTGGAGACGGTCTAAATGGTGGTGGTAGCGTAGGCGATATCACTATTGATGTCGGTGCTGGTATTGGTATTTCGGTTAATGCAACAGCCGTAAGCGTTCTTCCTAACAACGGTATTATTGCTAACACTACTGGTACTTACGTTGACCCTGCTAATGGTGTTTATGTCGATGCTTCTGGTGTTGGCGTTTTAGCTAATAATGGTATTGTTTCTAATACTTCTGGTACATGGGCAAAGGCTGCTAATGGTATCAGCGTTGACTCTTCCGGTATTAACGTTGTTGGCAACACTGGTGTTACCGTTAATGCCACTGGTGTTTTCATCGGACAGCCGGTAGCTACAACTTCTAACGTAACATTCGCAAATGTCGTTACCACTGACTTATCAGTTAATGGTAATACAACTCTTGGTGATGCAACTTCTGACAAAGTAACATTTAATGCTCGTATCGACACAGCTATTATCCCAACCACAAACAATAGCTATGATTTGGGTTCGAACTCTTTACGTTGGGCCAATATATATGTTAATCACATTAGTACCACAGATGGAGCTTCATTTGGCTCAAATGTCAGTGTTGCAGGAACTCTAACTGTTACTGGCAATCTAGTAACTCAAAATGTTCAATCAGTTATTGTTTCTGACCCAATGATATACCTTGCTGGTAACAATTATTCCAGCGATTTAGTCGATATTGGTTTTGCTGCAAACTACAATGATGGTGCAAACCGTCATACTGGTTTATTTAGGGATCATACTGATGGATTATGGAAGCTATTCTTTAATCTAGAACAAGAACTATCTGGTAACAATGATGTAGATACTAACGATGCATCATATAGAACAGCAACTCTTGTCGCATATCTAGCTTCCGGTGCTCTTACCACTAATACAACATCAGCTAATTTAACAGCCAATTCTACATATTCTGTTGGCATTGTTGCTAATACTCTTACTCTTGCCACTGCTCTTGCAGGAACTTCCGGTGGTACTGGAAAGGCAACAGTAACTAATAATGCATTATTGGTAGGTAACTCAACCAATGGATATAACGAATTAACACTTGGCACTAGCGGATATGTTCTGCAGTCTAACGGAACAGCTTTAGTCTATGATATATTGGATGGTGGCAGTTTTTAGCACTATACTTTTTACTAAATACTCCTATGGGAACAATTCATAGGAGTAATAAATTGGAAAAGTATGGATTTGTATATATTTGGTTTGATAAAAAACATAAAAGATATTATATTGGATCTCATTGGGGAACCGAAACTGATGGTTATAAATGTTCTTCGAACTGGATGAGAGACGCTTATAAAAGAAGACCTCATGATTTTAAACGTAGGATTATTAAAAAGGTTTTTGATAGAAAACAGTTATTGATAGAAGAATATAAGTATCTTTCTTTTATAAAAGATGAAGAGTTAGGGAAAAAATATTATAATTTAATAAACCATCTTAATGGTCATTGGACAACAGATGGAGAAAAAATATTAACAGTAGGCGAAAAGATATCACTATCTCATAAGAAACACGAAAATTGGGGTCATTGGTCTATTGGCAAAACAAGGTCAGAAGAAACCAAACAAAAATTGAGAGAAGCTAATAAAAAGCAATTTGAGGATAATGATCAAATAGAAATGAGAAGACAAAAATCTTTAGAATTGTGGACAGATCCAACATATAGACAAACTCAAATAAATATAAAAGTAGGTAAAAAACAATCTGAAGAACAAATTGAAAAAAGAATTAATTCTCTAAAACAAAGATGGAAGAAAACTCCGAAAAAAGGAGTTAATAAAACAGAAGAAGATAAACAAAGAATCCGTAGCGCTGTTTCGAATCTTATTTGGATTAATAATGGTAGAGCAAACACCAGAATTAACAAACAAGAAGCTATTCCGGAAGGTTACGTCAGAGGAAGAATTAAGAAGTGATATATTTTTCGTTGACAAAGGAATTATACTATGGAAAATGATGAAGGTCAAGACATTTATTTAAAACAGTTTATCCAGAAGCAAGAAAATATGCTTCTGGATTTTCTGCGTAAAAACATAGATCTAGAAATTAGAGTTACTGCACTATCAGCTTCAGTTAAAAATCTTTCATCAAAATATGAAGAATCTCAAAAACAAGTTGAGATTCAAAATGAAATGATGCAACAAGCGGCCAAAGGCGTAGAATCTCTTACTATTGATAAAAAAATATTTGAACAAGAAAAGATAGAACATACAAAAACTATAGAAGATTTAAAAAGATCTTTGCATGATTGTAAAGAAGAAAGAATAAAAATAACACAAGAATATAACGATTACAAAGATAAACATTTCGATGATATCAAAAGATTGGAAGATTTAGCAGAAGAATATCGTCGTCAGACTTCTGAATTAAATAAGTTACATCAAGAAAATTTAACACTTAAATCTAAACTACCAATAAATAAAAGAAAACTAAAAACAGAGGCAACATTGCCTCCAGATGAATTTTAATATTCTCAGTATATACTGAGCTACAGGAGAGCCTAGAATGGCAAATACAGTTTTCAAACTGCGTCGTTCATCAGTCGCAGGCAAAAAGCCAACTACTTCAGATATTGCCATTGGCGAACAGGCTATTAATCTTACTGACAGAATATTATATTCTTCTGATGGAACAAACGTTTGGGAAATTGGGGCCAATAATACTATAGTCAATGTTACCAATTCAATAACCGTTGCAACCAATTCTATTACCAATTCTTCCGGTATTTTTACTAATTCTATTAATTCTGCTTCTTTTAAAGTAGGATCAGCGGCATTTATTGCAAACACTTCTGGCGTTTATACAAACAATAACATTAATATATCATACAATGATAGGGGTATAACATTTACTCCTTTGTCTGGCGGCGCCAATGTTGGTTTTAGACAACAGAGCGACGATAACTTTGTATTTTATTCTACAAATACTACAAACGGTCAAAGAGCCATTTTTAATGTATATGCTAATACGATTTCTGGTCAAGGATCGGCTTTTAGAATTAATGTTCCACTTGACATAGGATCTAATCCCATATATTCAAATGGTAGTATTGGTACTAATGGTCAAATTTTGACTTCTAATGGATCTGCTACTTATTGGGCGACTATTACTGGTACGGGTACTGTTACTAGTGTTGGATCAGGAACTGGTTTGACTGGTGGGCCAATTACTTCGAGTGGAACTCTTTCTGTTAATACTGGGTATAATTTCACTTGGTCTAATATTCATACTTTCCAGTCAAACGTAGCGTTTACTGGTAATAATATTTCTGTCGTTTCTAATACGGGTTCAATATTATTTGGTGGAGCATCTGACCAAAATTGGAAAATTGGTCGTAATACAGGAGCCACTACAAAATATTACTATACAAACAATTCTCTTGATATTATTGCAGCAAATTCAAATTTAGAAGGTATTGTATTCGGTTGGACAGGAAATTCATATTTAGAAACTGGATATGCTGGCACGTTTACAAGATTACCAATATATGTCGGTAATAGCACTGTAAATGTTTCTATAAACTCTACTTCTTTTACTGGAACGGCTAATAATTCTTCATATTTTGGTGGCAATTTGCCTTCTTATTATACTGATGCAACTAATATTACTACTGGAACTTTACCATACGCTCAGTTAGGAAATAATGTTGTTAATACAACTGGATCGTTTACTTTATCTGGTGTGACCACTTTTAATGCTAATATCGTATTAGGTTCCTCTGGTATATCAGCAAACGGTTCTTACGGTTCTGCAGGACAGTCTTTACTTTCAAACGGTTCTGCTACTTATTGGGCTACTGCTGGCGCTACATTAAACGCTAATAATACAGACACTCAGACTTTCTATATTGGTCTTTCAAATGCTTCTTCTGGCGCTTGGACAAACGCAGTTGTATCAACAACTAAGTTGTATTACGTTCCAAGCACTGGCAAGCTAGACGCATCAATTGTTAACGCTGCATCACACACAGTAGGGACTGCCTTTACCGCTAACTCTACTGTAGTTAATGCAGTATCATACTATGCAGGAACGACCTTAATTGGTAATACTACCGGTCCTTATGGTAAAACCGAAAGCAATTTAAATGTTAATAATGCGTTAACGTCAAACACAGCAACTTATCTTGGTAATTCTTCTGCTACTGTTGCGAATGTATCGTCATGGATCACAGGTAACGCAGCTACTGCTTATACCAATGCTGTTTCTTATGTTGATGGTCTCAAATTAGATTCTGTAACAAACACATCTATTACATATATTCCTGTAGCGAATACTGTTAAGAATGCTTATGATAGGGCAATAGATGCTAATACTAGAGCAGCGTCAGCGCAATCTGCCGCTGTTTCTGCGTATTCTAATGCTGTTTCGTATGTTGATGGTAAAATTGCCACTGCCAATTCGGCCATAACAGGTAATGCTGCTACTGCTTATTCGAACTCTGTATCATATACAGATGGCAAAATAGCAACAGCTAATTCTGCAATTACTGGTAATGCAGCTACTGCTTATTCTAATGCTACAGTATTTGCTTCAAACGCATCTAATATTAATACTGGAACTTTAGCTGAGGCTAGACTTCCTTATCGTATGGATCAAAACGTTAGAACAACTGATAACGTTTCTTTTAGTAGTTTGACTCTTACTGGAAGTCTTTCTATTTCTGGTAATGTTAATGTTATTGGTTCGAACACATTATCTATTGTTGATAACTTTATCTATCTAAATTCAAATAATACAGTAGACAACGAAGATCTCGGTATAGTTGGTAACTATAATACTACTGGTAATTCTTTGGGTTACGCCCATTCTGGTATTTTCCGAGATGCTTCTGATGGTATCTGGAAAGTTTTTGATGGATATAAACCAGAACCAGATGCTAATGTTAACATTGATACTACAAATACTACTTTTCAACTAGCCAATTTCCAAGCTAATACTCTATATCTTGGTAATACTTCTACAAATTGGTTGGTTGCTAATATTGGTGGTATGTATCATACTGGAACCGTAAACGCTGCTAGTCATACAGTAGGAACTGCTTTTACTGCCAATGCTACAGTAGTTAACGCAGTAACATATTATGTTGGTTCTACTCTTATCGGTAACTCTACTGGTCCTTATGGTAAAACAGAAGGTTCGTTAAATGTCAACAGCGCATTAACTTCCAATAACTCAACCAATCTTGGCGGAACTGCAGCAGCTTCTTATCAGCTCAATTCTACGTTGAATGCGAATATCGCTGCTTATCTTCCGGTATATACTGGAGTTGTTAATGGATCATCTCATACAGTAGGTACATCTCTTATTGCTAATGCTACTGGTGTGTATCATACTGGAACTATGAACGCAGCCAGTCTTACTGTTGGAACTTCTACAATAGCCAACTCAACTGGTGTTTACACTGGTATTATTAATGCTGCTAGTCATACAGTAGGCACTGCATTTACCGCTAATTCAACATTAACAAACACTGTATCTTTAGTGGTTTCTACTAATACATCTACTTTTGGAACTGCAGCATATATTGTTGCTAATGGTAATGTTGGTATTGCAACTTCTTCTCCACAATCAAAACTTTCTATTGGTGCAGGCTCGATAGCAGACTCAGCTCTACCAGTTCAAATTAGTACTTCATCAAATACTGGTTTGTCTTATTTTGCAGTCAATAGAAACGGCAGTTACGGCGCATTGTTTGGTTATGACAATGGTGGAACTTTTGCTGGTGTTACTATCAGAAATGTGGTTGCCTCCGGAACCTCTGGGGATGCTATTTGTTTTGCTGTTAATAATACATCGGAAGCAATGCGAATTCTTGGATCAGGAAACGTAGGTATCGGGAACACAACACCAGCAGATAAATTGGTCGTTGGTGGTAATGTGATGCCAGGTTCTGATAACGCTTATAATCTAGGTTCCGCAACATTAAGATGGGCCAACGTATTTACGGGCGACTTACATCTTTCTAACGAAAGAACTAGAGGTAATGATATTGATGGAACTACTGGTAATTGGACTATCCAAGAAGGCGAAACTGAGCTTTTCATTATAAATAATAAAAATGGTAAAAAATTCAAATTTAAATTAGAAGAGGTTGAATAATGGGTGAGTTTATTGGTAACTCTACGGTAAATAGTAGTCTTACAACAACTCAATTAAGGGTCGGTGCAAATTCAACCTTTACTATGTTGACCGCCAATGCTACTGGCGTTTATGCCAATGCCACTTTGGTCGCCAATTCTATTGGCCCATATGGAAAAACTGAAGGCAATCTAAACGTCAATAGTGCTACCTATGCCACATCTGCTGGTAGCGCTACCAATGCTTCTGCCGCTACTAATGCAACTTATGCTACTAACGCAGGAACAGCTAACAATTCAACCTATTTGAACGGTCAATTAGCTTCTTTTTATACCAACGCTACCAATATTACTACTGGCACATTGCCTTACGCTCAAATACCAGCTAATGTTATAAACACTACTGCTGCATTTACAATATCCGGAGTGCACACTCATAACGCTAATGTTATTATGGGTAGTTCTGGTCTTTCTGCTAATGGTGGTTTTGGTACTGCTGGACATGTTCTACATTCGAATGGAACTGCAACTTACTGGGCAACAGACGATGCTGGAGTAACATCAGTTGCAACAGGCAATGGTCTTACCGGTGGAACTATCACTGCCACAGGAACAGTAAGCGTTCTTGCTAATAATGGCATAACTGCTAATGCTACCGGTTTGTATGTCACTCAAGGAACTGGCACTGTAGTAAATGCTACTGGTGTTCATGTTAATTCGACGTATATTGGAACCCTTTCAGCAAATAATACGACTTACGTTAACGGCAAGACTGAAGGTAACTTAAACGTCAATAGTGCCACCTACGCAACGTCAGCTGGATCGGCCACTAACGCTTCCGCTGCCACTAATGCTACCTATGCTACTTCGGCTGGATCAGCTACCAACGCTACTTATGCTACCAGTGCCGGTAGTGCTACTACTTCTACAACCCAAGCATTAACTGATAATTCTACAAACATTGTCACAACTAACTGGTTTAATGAAGCAATTTATTCAACCAGAGGCGCTCATAATATTTCTGGTGGAGGAACTATTAGTTACGGCGCTGTTGCTGGGTTTGTTAAATGGACTGCACGTTTCATTATTATTGGTGATTCTAAAGGAACATCATCACCCGGAAACGCTAATTACTATGACATTAACTGCCCATCAACTGGATCAATTGATGTTGTTGGCACTACTGCAGTAACTGCAACGACTAATGGTATTCCTCTTGCTTCATGGCAAGCCCTTTATTATGATCTTGGCGATGGTTCGGCAGCTGGCGCAACAGCATTCCATATTGTAGACTACAATGTAGGAACAGCAAATTATATGGTGCCTGCTGATTGGGTTCTACTTGCAGTAGTTAATGGTGATAATAGTTCTTGTAAATTTACTGCTGGTGTGGTTCTAGATTCTGGCGAATCTTTTGATACTACTGCATATTCTAGTTATAAGGTTCCTGTTGCTGCATCAGCCACTAACGCTACTTCGGCTGGATCAGCTACTAATGCAACTTATGCTACTAGTGCGGGAACTGCAAATACAACTCAATCCTTAACGTTTGCATCTGATGGAACTGGTGCAGCTGCTACTAGTACTTTTAATGGTGGTACTGCTAGAACAATTTCTTATAATTCTGTTGGCGCACCGTCAACAACTGGCACTAATGCTTCTGGCACTTGGTCAATCAATATTAATGGTTCGGCTGCTTCTGCTACTAACGCTTCAGCAGCCACAAATGCGACCAATGCTTCTAATCTAGGCGGCGTTGCTGCTGCCAATTATGCTAGAACAGATACAGCTGACACATTTGATGGAGCTGTAACATTCTCGGCTGGTGCAAACTCTATTATATTTTCTAACGCTACAAGTAATTTTATAGGTTGGAATACTTCTGGCGTTGCTGCTCCTGCAGTTACCACAAGATCGGCAGGAACAAAATTACTATTGTATCCAGCTATCGCAGCGACTTCGGTGGATTATGCTGCTGGTATTGAAAACAATCATCTATGGTTATCAACTGCTACTACTGCTGGCGGTATAAAATTATACGCAAATACTTCAACCATTTTATTATCTAATACTACTGGCACTTATATTAATGGCACACAGGCTGTTATTAACAGTGGAACTTGGTCTATCAATATCAATGGTTCAGCAGCTTCGGCCACAAACGCTTCTGCTGCCACTAACGCTACTTATGCTACAACCGCTGGATCAGCGCCTAACCCTAACGCCGTAACATTCAATAATGGTGGTGCTGGAGCAGCTTCTGGTAGCACTTATACTGGCGCTGCGACATTAACGGTTTCATACAATACTGTTGGCGCTCCATCAACTACTGGAACAAACGCTTCTGGAACTTGGTCTATCAATATCAATGGTTCAGCAGCTTCTGCAACTAATGCTTCTGCAGCTACTAATGCTACTTATGCTACTAGTGCTGGTACTTCCGGTGTAAACAACGCAGATAACTACGTTAATGTAAGAGTTATTCGTAATTCTAACCTGGCAACAAATAACGATGGTATGTTTATTGGGTACGGTAGCACTAATTCTGGTGCTACTAGAATTTATGGAGCAGGTAGCACTGTTGGACACTCTTACATAGACGCTTCCGGAAATTGGTTCAGAAGCGATGCTGTTCAGTATGTATTGAATACTGGAACTTGGTCGATCAACGTTAATGGGTCTGCTGGTTCTACTACCCAAGCAGTCACATTCAATAATGGTGGTGCTGGTGCAGCTTCTGGAACAACATTCAATGGTGGCACTGCCAGAACAATTTCTTATAACTCCATTGGCGCTCCGTCAACTACTGGCACTAATGCTTCTGGAACTTGGTCGATCAACGTTAATGGGTCTGCTGGTTCTACTACCCAAGCAGTCACATTCAATAATGGTGGTGCTGGTGCAGCTTCTGGAACAACATTCAACGGCGGAACAGCCAGAACAATTTCTTATAACTCAATTGGAGCTCCGTCAACTACTGGAACAAACGCTTCTGGAACTTGGTCTATCAACATCAATGGATCAGCAGCATCAGCAACTAATGCTTCAGCCGCCACCAACGCCACTTATGCAACCAATTCTGGATATCCAGGCGTTGGGTTAGACTATCAGAGCGTAACTAATGCTGCTGCGTTGCAATCAACTGGTTGGGCTTCTTATCCTCATTATAAGGTTTATTTCTGGAACACTTTGCCAGTTACACAGTCTCAGTCTTTATATATGAGAATTTATATTGCCGGCGCTTTTGGAACAAGTAATTATTATCATGAATCATTAGCTGCGTACAATAATGGTAATGGTGCATATTATGGCGGCACTTATACTTTTTGTTATTTAACATATCCAGGTTACTTTATCACCGCAGCGACAGGTGGTAGCGGTATGGCAGGAACTATTGAATTATTAGGCGCTAACGTTGCGTCTGTATATAAATCATTTAGATGGGATGTATACGGAGCAGCATATACTACTGGATTTGGACACCGAGCATTTGGTGGTGGATGGTATACGGGATCTACAGGAGCTATTACTGGTATTCAGTTATATTCTTCCTCTGGAAATATTACAGGTAACATGAGAGTTGTTGGATATAATTAATTTTAATACTAAATATATTTAAAATAAAACCATAGGGGAAAGGGAACCATGGCTAATAAAGATTTCGTAGTTAAAAATGGCTTATCTACAGGAACTAACTCAGTTTCCATAGGAACAGCTTTGACTGTATCTTCAAATGGTAATGTTGGTATTGCTAATACTACTCCTGCAAATAAATTGTCAATTGCTGGCACAGTTGCTCTTGGTAACACTAGTGTTACCGGCTGGGTAAATGCTTCTTCTGGTTTTTATGGAACTGTTCAGACAGCAACTCAAGGCACGATAGATCACAACTCCCTTTCCAATTATTCAGCAGATCGCCACATAGCTCATAGCACAATTTCAATAACTGCTGGTACAGGTTTGTCTGGCGGTGGAACGATCGACGCTAATAGAACTTTAAATGTTACCAATGTTCCAAATGCATTAACAATTAATAATGGTGGAGCAGGTTCGGCTTCCGGAACAACATTTAATGGTAGCTCTGCAGTTACCATTTCATACAATAGTATTGGAGCTCCATCAACTACTGGCACTAACGCCTCTGGTACTTGGTCTATAAGTATTAACGGTTCAGCTGCTTCGGCTACCAACGCTACTTATGCTACTAGTGCTGGTAGTGCTACTAATGCCACCTATGCAACATCGGCTGGTTCCACTTCTCAATCTCTAACTTTTGCCTCAGATGGAACTGGTGCTATTTCTGGCACTACGTTTAATGGAGGAACTGCTAGAGTTATCTCATATAACTCTATCGGAGCTCCAAAGACAGACGGAACTAATGCTTCCGGAACTTGGTCTATTAACATCAACGGTTCAGCTGCTTCGGCTACGAATGCTTCTGCCGCTACTAATGCTACTTATGCAACATCGGCCGGATCGACTTCTCAAGCAGTGACATTTAATAATGGCGGAGCAGGCGCTGCTTCTGGCACTACGTTCAACGGCGGAACAGCCAGAACAATTTCTTATAACTCAATTGGAGCTCCGTCAACTACTGGTACTAATGCTTCTGGCACTTGGTCTATTAACATCAACGGTTCAGCTGCTTCTGCCACTAACGCATCAGCTGCTACCAATGCCACCTATGCAACTTCTGCTGGTTCAGCTACTAATGCCACCTATGCAACTTCTGCTGGCACTTTCACAAGCATATCGCAAGATTCAAGATTTAATTCTATAGGTGTTGGTATGGCCGCTCAAGGTAGCTCTACCATATATGCCATGGGTGATATTGTCGGTGGTTATTCCGACGAAAGATTGAAAACTGACATTAAACCAATTGAAAATGCTCTAGAAAAAGTTATGAGTATTTCTGGAGTTAATTTTAGAAGTAATGATTTAGCATCAACTTTTGGTTATAATGAAACAAATCAAGTCGGTGTACTGGCACAAGAACTAGAAAAAGTTCTGCCACAAGTAGTTAGATTGGCACCTTTTGACGTGGAAACTGTTGACGGTGTTCAAAGATCTATCTCTGGTGAAAACTATAAAACTGTTCAATATGAAAGAATAGTTCCATTATTGATCGAAGCTATCAAACAACTAGCAAAAGAAGTTGAAGATCTAAAAAGTAAGGTCTAATTATGCCAGGAACAAAAATTAATAATTCTGGTGTTACGTTTCCAGATGGTTCTTTACAACCAACTGCACGTGGTACCAGACAGTATTTGACAACGATAACAGCTTCTAATTCTGGTTCGATACAGTATACAGGCCATACAAATACATATAATCATTATGATTATGTATTGAATAATGTAATGTGCACTAGTGGTTATTATTTGTGTTACAGATATTATGTAAGTGCAGTTTATCAATCTTCAGGATATTACACAGCAGGTTGGGTTAACAGTAATTCTAATGGGTGGGCCCCACAAGGCGGTTATACTGCATATGCAGTTATTGATAGTTATACGTATAATGTTGCTGGTGGTGGTGTTTCTGGATGTTTGACTTTGTATAATTGCCGCCAAACAACAAATGTAAAATTTTCTCTTTTTCATGCAGCTGGAAAATATTATACTGCTGGGTATTCAGCGCAGTTTGGAGGAGGAACTACTTGGTCAGGGTCTAATGCTGCAGTCGATGGAATACAATTTCTACCAACTGGAGGTTCTATAATTTCCGGATCTGTAGATATATACGGATGGAATTAATAAATGCCAACAAGTTTAAAAAGCTCTAATGTAACATTTCCTGACGGAACAACTCAGACTACAGCAAGAGGCGCTAGAACTCTTCTTACAACTTTAACCGCTTCTAGTAGTGCTTCATTGTCTTATACGGGTTTTAGTGATTCATATAACAATTATGAATTGCTTGTTTACAACATGATGTCAGCAACGTTAAATGTTGGTTTTTATATGCGATATTATTTCGACGGTGGTTTTAATTCTGGCACATATTATTCTACAGGCGTTTGGATCAATCAATACGCAACCACTGGTAGCCCACCATTTGTTCCTGCTAGTGGATATGCTGGTATTGGCGGTTCTGTTGGATATATACCATTAACTTATTCCAATTACGCTTTCAACGGTAGTAGTGCTGGTGTTAGTGGAATGATTAGATTCACAAATTGTCGTAATACTTCTTCTTCAAAGAATTATAATTTTGTTTTATCCGGAATGGATTATACGACAAATTATGCTGCACTTACTTTTGGTGGTGGAACACATAGTTCTTCTACTTCTAAACTTGATGGTTTTCAAATATATTATAGTTCAGGAAATATACAAGCCGGAACTATAAGAGTCTATGGTTGGAACTAAAATAGGAAAATAAATGGCAACTTCAGCAATCAGCAGTGGTGTAAGATATTCTGATTCAACCATACAAACAACTCAATATGGTAATAAACAATTTATAGCAGAATACACTGCATCTAATAGTGCTGCTCTTTATCCAGCGTTCAATACTTCATATAATCACTATGAATTGGTGTTTAATAATCTATTGCCTGTCACACAAAGCACTGGACTATGGTGTTATTTTTATGTTGCGGGTGCCTACAGAGGTCTTAATTATTACAGACATGTTTTGTATGGTATTTACAATAACAATAGTGGTTCTTTTGGTGGTGGTGATTATTCTTATATACCATTGTGTTATAATGGATATTTTGTGAATTATTCTAATGGTGGTGTTTCTGGTAAATTCATTATATATAATACAAGACAAACAACTCATATAAAAAATTATGAATTTTGGATTACAGGATATCTATATACCAGCGGTTATCTCGGTTATCACCATGGTGGTGGATTCTGGGATGGAACGCCTAGTGGTGTAAGCGGTATAACAAACACCATCGATGGTATGCAAATAAATGCACAGTCCGGTAATCTATCTTCAGGTTCAGTAACACTTTACGGTTTTAATTAAAGGATTATAAAATGTCAACAACAGGTTATAAAGCAAGATTTGACACTGACGCAGTAGTTCGTCTTTCTGATAATATGATTATTGGCCCAGAACATGTAGAAGAATGGGCAGATTATCAAGCTTGGCTTGCAGAAGGTAATGTAGTAGAGGACCCGGATCCTATACCATATATGCCGCCATTGACAGTTAGTATTGCATCAGCTTCTAACCCAGATTTAAATGGCGATTATCCTTATGGCACCGAGGTTCAACAGAAAATTTCTTCTATTCTTTTATATATTCAAATGAACAATGCATTCCCAGGAAACTCTAACACATTAGATTGGCCAGATTTTGGTATGAATATTCATACATTTACTAGTGTTCAACAATTTAAAGATTTTGCTAATGCAATTGTTGAGTTTTCTATTAATGCAAGTAATAAAGTGCCAGTGCCTCTTCCTATAAATATACCATAAAATAGATTAAGGGAATCAAATGACTCCGACAACAAGAGCAGAATTTACTGAAAATTGTCTTCGAAGACTAGGTAAACCAGTAATTGAAATTAATGTTGATGAAGATCAAGTTTCCGATCGCATCGACGAAGCTCTGCGTTATTTTTGGGATTATCATTTTGATGGTTCAGAAAAAACATATTATAAAAGACAAATAGATGCAACAGATATATCTAACAAATATATTGCCCTTCCTGATAATATTATTGGCGCTGTAAACATTTTTCCTCTTGGTTCTGCTCTTGGTCTTAATAATCTATTCAATATTCGTTATCAGATTGCTCTTAACGACCTTTATACTCTAACATCTGTTTCAATGGTTCCATATTATATGGCTATGAATCATGTTCAGTTTCTTGAACAAATGTTAGTAGGTCAGCAACCGCTACGATATAATCGTCATAATAATAGACTTTATATTGACATGTCTTGGGATCAGATTGCTGTTGGTAACTATTTGATTGTCGAAGCGTATCAAGTTGTAGATCCAGATGTTTGGACTAAGGCTTGGAGCGATCGTTGGTTGCTTAGATATGCAGCTTGTTTGATTAAACAACAGTGGGGAACAAACCTTAAAAAGTTTGAAGGCATGAAAATGCCTGGAGGTCTAACCTTTAACGGTCAAAAGATTTATGATGAAGCGACAGCTGAAAGAGCAGATCTAGAAAAAGAAATGATTTATTCATACAGCTTACCAGCAACTGATATGATCGGGTAATTATGGCCACTAATTTCTTTTTCAATAATTTTCAGGCTTCTCAGGAACAGCTGTTACTTGAAAATCTAATCATAGAATCTATTAAGATCTATGGCCAGGACATGTATTATCTTCCTAGAACTCTGAATAATTATGATGAAGTTTATGGCGCAGACGATTCGTCAAGTTACGAAGCTGCGTATCCTGTAGAAATGTATATCAAATCAATTGATGGGTTCTCTGGCGACGGAGAATTCCTATCAAAATTTGGTGTCGAAATACGCAATCAAGTTGTATTTTCTATTGCTCGTAGAATATTTAATGAAGAAATTGGTGAGTTTACTACTCAAGTAAGACCAAACGAAGGCGATGTTATTTGGTTTCCATTAAATCAAAGAGCGTTTGTTATTCGTTTCGTGAATAAGTATGAAATGTTTTATCAACTGGGCGCTTTACAAACATGGGAAATGACTTGTGAAGTGTTCGAATATTCTGGTGAAAGATTCAATACAGGTATACCTGAAATCGATGCTTTAGAAAAACAGAACAGTCAAAATATTCTTGATTGGACAATTGATGATGATTCTGACAATGGCCCAATATTGACTGAAGATGGTGATTACCTTATTCTTGAAAATGCAGCTGCAGGCAATGTCACAGCGGATGATAGTATGGAAATACAGGCAGAGTCCGATCAATTTATTGATTTCTCCTCTATAGACCCATTCAGTGAAGGAAATATCTAATGTTTGGCAAACCATTTTATTTCAGCCTCATTAGAAAATACGTAATTCTTATGGGCACATTGTTGAACGATATTCGCATTACAAGAACAGATGCATCAGGTAACGTCACTGCTCTGTTAAAAGTGCCAATTACATACGCAGCAAAAGATAAAATGCTTGCTCGTGTTCTTCAAGATCCTACATTAGATAAAACTAATGCTGTTCCTGCTATGCCTATGATTTCGTTTGAGATGGGTAAAATGGAATATGATGGATCTAGAAAGTTAAACACTATCGGAAGAATAGCTGTTAAAGACGCTGATGACATTAGTAAGTTTAAATATCAATATAATCCAGTACCGTACAATATAAATTTTAAAGCATATATCTATGTAAAAAATGCTGAAGATGGAACTAAAATTATAGAACAAATTCTTCCGTATTTTACTCCAGACTGGACAACTACAGTTAATCTTATTCCTGAAGTAAATGTAACAATGGATATTCCTATTGTTCTGAACAACATCAATCAGATTGATAAATACGATGGCGCATATGTTGAAAGAAGAGCTATTATTTGGGAACTAGATTTCACCCTCAAGGGTTATATCTATGGTCCGATTAAATCTTCTGGTATTATTAAGTTTATTAGAACTCAGTTTTATATACCTTCTACAAATACTGCTGCTGAAGGTAGAGGCGTAACCCCAATGATTGAAAAGGTTACTATTCAGCCAGGTTTGAACGCAAATGGTGATCCAATTACATACACCGGAAAACCAAATGCAAATACTGGCACTTTGCCATATACAGAAATTGACGCTGACGATGATTATGGGTTTATTACTCAAATTTACAACACTGATGAGATTGAATGACAGAAAAAGATGATGATCCTATTGGCAAGGCATTAGGTCTGCCGCCATTAGAATATGAAAAACAAATAGACAATATAATTGCTAAAGCTCATGATGATTCTGCTAGGAATGATTTTGAAGCTGCAAGAGCTAATTTGTATGAAGTAATTCAAACAGGTCAAGAAGCCATTGGTAAATTAACTGAGATCGCAGCAGCTTCTCAGCATCCACGTGCATTCGAAGTCTTGGCCAAACTTATGGATACAGTGGTCAACACTAATAAAGAACTGTTAGATCTTCAAACTAAAATTAGAGATATTGACGCCAAAGATAGTCCTATAAACGAAAAAGCTCAGACTATTAATAACAACTTATTTGTGGGTTCAACTGCCGAGTTACAAAAAGTTCTCAAGGATATGAAGAACAATGAATGAGTTGGTGGGTGGTTATAAGGGTAATGTTCTTCTAAAGAAAACTAATCAGAACATTGAATGGACTCCGGACCTTGTTCAGGAGTATGTAAAATGTCAGAACGATCCTGTTTATTTTACTGAAAATTATATGAAGATTATCTCGATTAACGAGGGTCTTACAAGTTTCAAGTTGTATGGTTACCAGAAAGAAATGGTGACTTCATTTAAAGACAACCGTTACACTATTGTTACTACTGCTCGACAGGCAGGTAAGTCAACAACTACCTGCGCCTTCATCCTTTGGTATATTATTTTTCACCCTGATAAGACCGTAGCCCTACTAGCCAACAAGGGCGATACGGCTCGAGAAATTCTTGGTCGTGTTCAGTTGGCTTACCAGCACTTACCTAAATGGCTCCAGCAGGGCGTTGTTGAATGGAATAAAGGTTCATTCGTTCTTGAAAATAACAGTCGTGTTTTGGCTGCTGCCACTTCTGCCAGCGCCATCCGTGGTTATACCATCAACCTTCTATTCATCGACGAAGCGGCGTTCATTGATAACTGGGACGAATTCTTCACCTCAGTTTATCCTACTATTTCATCAGGTTCAGAATCCAAGATCATTCTAGTTTCTACTCCGAACGGTTTGAACCACTTCCATGCTACTTGGGCGAACGCTGAAAAGGGGACTAACGGATATCATCCAATTCTAGTCAATTGGCAAGCAGTTCCTGGTAGAGATGAGAAGTGGAAAGCTGACACTTTAGCGGGTATGAACTTTGATCTTGAAAAGTTTGATCAGGAGTATAACTGCGAATTCCTAGGTTCATCCGGAACTCTAATTGCTGGTTGGAAGCTCAAGGAATTAGTTTCTCAGAATCCAATCTTACAAAAAGATGGTCTAACTCAGTTCAGAGCAGTAGAACCTAATCATGTTTATATGATGGTTTGTGACGTTTCTCGTGGTAAAGGATTGGACTATTCAGCCTTTCAGTTGATAGATGTTACTTCTATGCCTTATCAACAAGTGGGCGTTTATAGGAATAATGCTATCACCCCGCTAGATTATGCCGACATTATCCACCGAACCGCTAAGGCGTATAATAATGCTTCAGTTCTTGTTGAGGTTAATGACATAGGTGAACAAGTCTCAACTTCTCTCAACTATGATTTTGGGTATGAGAATGTTCTGTTTACCGAAAACGCTGGTAGGTCCGGCAAAAGAATAACTACTGGGTTTGGAGGCGGCAGCGTTGACAAGGGCATTAGAACTACCAAAATTGTAAAATCTATTGGGTGTTCTATCCTAAAACTACTGATTGAGCAAAACCAGTTGATAGTAAACGACGTAAACACCATCAGTGAATTAGGCACCTTTTCTAAAAAAGGAACTTCGTACGAAGCAGAGTCCGGTAAACACGATGACTTGGTTATGTGTCTGGTTCTGTTTGCTTGGCTCTCGGACCAGCAATATTTTAAAGACTATACTAATATCAACACTCTTATGTCACTAAGGGACAAAACCGAAGAAGATATGGAGCAAGATTTGGCTCCTTTTGGGTTTGTGGACTCTGGAAGGGACGATTTTATTGAAGAAGATTATGAAAGATTTGTCGGTGATTCTTGGATGTGGAACCAACCTCAGGACTTCTAAAAAAGCCCATTTTATAAATATAAAAAATTCATAATTGCAAGTTCTCGCAAAAGGGAGAAAAATAAATGGCTTTCCAACTATCACCTGGTGTAAATGTATCAGAAATCGATCTTACAACCGTTGTTCCTTCAGTAGCCACATCTGACGGTGCCTTTGCTGGCGTATTCCGTTGGGGTCCAATAGGTGAACGTGTTCTCATCTCAACAGAAGACGATCTTGTAAGAAGATTCGCCAAGCCAACTAATTTCAACGCTGAAACTTGGTTTACAGCTGCAAACTTTTTGGCATATTCAAATCGTCTTTATGTTTCTAGAGCAGCAAAAGTAGATGGAGCTACTCCTGGCCCTCTAACCTTTGTTCTTGCAGCAAATTCATCAGTTTCAAATAACATCTTGACTAGTGGAACTGGAGCAAATGTTGCTAATTTGGGTCTAACCGTTGGTATGTATATCAACCAGACAACTAATTCAAGCATAATTGCAGCCTCAAATGCATTTTCTATTGCTGCTATTAACACAACAGCTATTGTTCTTAACCAGAATATATTCACTACAACTACTGGTTCAATAACTGGCACAGCTAATGCAGATATCTATTTTGGTCGTCCAGATACTGCTTATACAGCTGTCGGCTTTGATGATTCTACAGGAACTCCGTTCGTAGCTAATCTAGTAAATCAGATTGTAAAAAATCGTAATGTTTATACTGATATCGATGGCAATTTTGATGCCGACGTTATTTACGTAGCAAAGTATCCAGGTTTGATGGGTAACTCTTTGAGAGTTGCTATCTGCGATAATGCAAACAGCTATCAAGCAAATATTGCATTGACTAATCGTATTGAATTTAGAATAGGTTCAAATACAGGTCTCGTTAAATTCGTTGGTAATACTTCTACTAATGCATCTATTACTACAGTTCAGAGTCAGATAGCTGCTGGCGATAGAATTTTGGCTGGTAATAGCACTATTGGTTATCAGTACCTTCAAGTTAAGAGAACTTCTGTTACAACAAATGTAACAGCCAACGTTTCAATTAGCGGAAATAATAACGTTAATACAAGTACTGATTTTATCACAGTTACTAAAAATCCGTTCTCTAATGGTGATGCCGTTGTTTATTCTAACAACGCTGGCGATGCTGTAATTGCTGGTCTTACTAATGGTACAACTTACTATGTAATTGAAGCCAATAACACATCATTCAGACTATCAACAACACCATTTGGAAACAGAGTAAATCTTGTTCAGACTAATGGAGCAAACAGTAAGTTCCTTGCCAATACTTCTACATTGAATATTGGGTTTGAGGATCCTTATAGACTACGTTCAAACTATACTTTCAATAAAATTCAAAGATTTTGGGAATTCTTTGACGTAGTTGATGGAGCTCCTGGACAGTCAGAATGGCAGCTTTTTAACGGTAACACATCAGCAAACGATGAACTTCATGTCGTTGTAGTTGATAATAACGGTGCCTTTACTGGCGTTCCTGGTCAAATCCTAGAAGTTCATCAGAAACTTTCAAGAGCCACAGACGCTAAGAACGAAGATAACTCTGTAAATTATTACAAGACAGTTGTCAACGAAGGTTCTCAGTATATTTGGTGGGCAAACGATAGAGCAACTGCTCGTTCTAATAATGCTATAAATCTAACTTCTTCAACTTCTTCAAGACCTGCAAGTGTTCAGTTCTCACTGGGCGCTGATGGTCTTTCTGAAGAAAACGCCACTATTGATATTCTTGGTGAAGCATACGATCTATTCGTTTCACCTGAAGATATCGATATTTCTCTTGTTCTTCAAGGTCGTCCAACTGGTGGAATGACTATTTCTGAAGACGAAGATGGTAACGAAGTAACTGTTTATAATCATGAATTAGCAAATTATATTATCGATAATATTTGCGATATCAGAAGAGACTGTGTCGCTCTTATCTCGCCTGATAAGAGAACTGTAGTAAACAACACAGGTAATGAGGCTGCAGATCTTGTTGCTTGGAGAAATGTAATTCATGATTCTTCATACGCAATTCTTGATTCCGGTTACAAGTATCAGTATGACCGTTATAACGACGTTTATCGTTGGATTCCTCTAAATGGTGATATTGCTGGATTGTGTGTAAGATCCGACGCTTCAAGAGAAGTTTGGTTCTCACCTGCAGGTTTCAACCGTGGTCAGATTAAGAACCTAGTTAAACTAGCATTTAATCCACGCAAGGCAGAAAGAGACACTCTTTATGTTAAGAACATAAATCCAGTTGTAACTTTCCCAGGCCAAGGAACTATCTTGTATGGCGATAAGACTCTACAGTCTAAGCCATCTGCGTTTGATCGTATCAATGTTCGTAGACTATTCATTGTTCTTGAAAAGGCAATTGCTATTTCAGCTAAATATTCACTATTCGAGTTCAATGACGCATTTACTAGAGCGCAGTTCAAGAACCTAGTAACACCATACCTACGCAATATTCAGGGTAGACGTGGTATTACTGACTTCTACGTTGTTTGTGACGATACAAATAATACGCCACAAATTATCGACAGCAATCAGTTTGTCGGTGATATCTATATTAAACCTGCGAGAAGCATTAACTTCATCCAGCTTAACTTTATTGCTGTTCCAACTGGAGTGCAGTTTACTGAAGTTATCGGAAAGTTTTAATAAATAGATAAAATCTCAAAGGAGTAAAATAGATGGCTTTCAATATTAATCAATTTAAGGCACAGGGTCTAGTTTATGGTGGAGCTAGACCCTCCCTCTTCCAAATTAATGTTGCTCCTCCAGTTGGCATTCCGTTAAATCCGGAAGCCTTCAGAAAGTTCGTTTTCACATGTCGTGCAGCCGAACTACCTGAATCAACTGTTTCTAACATCGAAATTCCTTATTTCGGTCGTAAGATTAAAGTTGCTGGAGAAAGAACTTATGCTGATTGGTCAGTAACAGTCATGAACGATGAAGATTTCTCTGTTCGTTCAATGTTCGAAGCTTGGCTAAACGGTATTAATACTGTAATTTCAAACGTTCGTGTTCCAACTGCTTCTGCCGAACAGTATAAAACACTAATTGACGTAACACAATATAGTAAGGATGGCGATGTCCTTCGTGAATATCAGCTCTGGGGCGCTTTCCCAACACAGCTAAGTGGTATTGGTCTAGGTTGGGATTCTGGTAATAATATTGAAGAGTTTACTGTAAACTTTGCTTATGATTATTGGATTCCAACAGTTGAAGACGCTTCAGTTAAAACATCAGGTAAGGTTACTACTTATCTTGCTGAAACTGAAGTTGGGCCTCAATCGGTACTATAATAAATACTTTATATTATTGAAGAGGGGAGTTAATCTCCCCTCAATACTTGGAGAAAAAATTTGGCAGAATTATTCGGCTTCGAACTCAGAAAAAAACGTCCAGACATAGAGTTACCATCATTTGCTCCTCCAAAGGACTCAGATGATGGTGCAGTAGTCGTATCAGCAGGTGGTGCTTTTGGCACTTATGTTGATCTCGATGGCACTGTTAGATCTGAAGCAGAGTTAGTAACAAAATATCGTGAGATGTCATTACAACCAGAATGTGATGCCGCTGTTGACGAAATTGTTAATGAATCTATTTCAATTGACGAAGAACATATTGTTCAAATTAATCTTGAGCAGTTAAATGTTAATGAAAATATTAAAAAGATTATTCGTGACGAATTTCAATATTGTCTAAACCTTTTAGGGTTTAACAAATATGCTTATGAAATTTATAGACGCTGGTATATTGATGGTCGTTTATATTATCATGTTATTATTGATGATAAAAATCCAGCAGCAGGTATCAAAGAAGTAAGATACGTTGATCCACGTAAGATTCGTAAAGTCCGTGAGGTCCAAAAGAAAAAGATTCAAGCCAATAATCCAGGCGATGCAGTTGTAACTAAGACAGTTAATGAATATTTCATTTTCAATGACAAAGGTTTCAACTTCGGAAATAAAGCAGTTGGTCCATCAACAACAGGACTAAAAATTGCTAAGGATTCTATTTTACACGTTGTGTCTGGTCTTACTGACAATCAAGGCACAATGGTTTTATCTTATCTACATAAAGCAATCAAGCCGCTTAATCAGTTAAGAACATTGGAAGACGCTCTAGTTATTTACCGTCTTGCTCGTGCACCAGAACGTCGTATTTGGTATATTGACGTTGGTAATCTTCCTAAGATGAAGGCAGAGCAGTATGTTCGTGACATTATGGTTAAGCATAAGAACCGTCTAATTTACGACGCACAGACTGGTGATATTCGTGACGATCGTAAGTTCATGACGATGCTTGAAGACTATTGGCTACCACGCCGTGAAGGTGGTAGAGGTACGGAGGTTACTACCCTACCAGGTGGCCAGACACTGGGACAGATGGACGACGTCCTATACTTCCAAAAGAAGTTTTTACAGGCGCTTAATGTTCCGGTGTCAAGACTTAATTCAGATGCTCTATTCTCAGTTGGTAGAGCAACAGAAATTACAAGAGACGAACTAAAGTTTAATCGTTTCTGTATTCGTTTAAGAGGAAGGTTCTCAAATCTATTCCTTGAAATGTTAAAGAAGCAGCTAATCCTCAAGGGTGTTACAACTATTGATGATTGGAATGCAATAGTTGACGACATTCGTTTTGACTTTGCTAAGGATAATTACTTTACAGAACTAAAAGATGCTGAAATTCTTGAAGGTAGAATTACTCAAGCAAGAAATATTCAGGATATGCTTGGTAAGTATTACAGCCATGAATGGGTTCGTAAAAATGTCCTTCATCAATCAGATGATGATATCGAAAAGAATGATAAGCAAATTGTCAATGAAACCAAATTAGCAGATCAAGGCGAATATAGATGGGTTAATCCAGCTATATTACAAAACGAACAAATGCTTCAGCAACAACAAATGGCAGATCAACAGCAACAAGATCAAATGTTGCAGCCGGGAGTTGAAGGTTCTATGGGTCAAGACCCAGAATTAACTCAAAAAATGCAAGAAGTCAGAAACGCTGAAGTTATAGTTGATCAAATGAAAAAGATGCCAAAGGCTAATAGAACTATGGCAGACGAAGCAAAATATAAAGCAGCTGTTCAAATTCTAGCAAAGAACCCAGATTTAGTTCAAAGAGGTTCTGTTAGAAACGCACAACAGCAATAGTAGAGGATGAACACAAATGACTGAAGCTAATAAATATGGTTTGGATGATTTAGTTATTTCTGCAATAGAGCAGAGACCAACAGATTTCGAAGCAGCATTTAATGATTTGATTGTTGATCGTATTTCTAATGCAATAGAAAATAAGAAAATTGAATTTGCTCAACAGATGTATGGATACGAACCAGAAGCAGATTATGAAGAAGATGCTGAAGATCAAGACATAGATAACTCAGAGGAAGAGGATTATGGCGAAGAAACTTAGAGATATTACTGGCAAAGGTCAGTTCGCCGGAGTAAGCAAAACTTCAGTTGCTCCGCCAGACATTGATGATAAAAACCTATATCAGTGGAACGCCAAAGACGGTGTTGCTTTTGTAAAGAAGCATGACGTTGAAACTCATGATTATCCATATGATGCAGAAGCTGCCTTCAAGGGTAAAAAGGGTGGCGGTAGCAAGACTACAAAGTATAAGTTTCAGAAAGACGATGTTTATGAAGCTGCATGTAATCGCACTAATGAAGGTGTGATGTGCGAAGTTCATGGTGAGTCTGCTTGTCCAACTGGTTCAGATCAAGAGCCAAGATATAAGGGCAAGAAAATGTTAACTGACAAAAAACATGTTTCAGAAGGACGTATTGAAGACGATGCTCAGAGAAAAGCAGCAAAAAAGCTTTCTGATATTGCTAAGTCGTCAAACGTTCCAGTGACTAAATTAAAGCCAGGTAAGAAACAGTATAATCAGTTAAAGAGCACTGGTGCTATGTTTGGTGGTGCACGTAAATTTGCTGCTGGTTTATCAAAGCGTGAGATTGAAGGCGGCGAACATGGTTCATCAGTTGGCAGAGCAAAAGTTACTGGCAAGAAAATGGCAGAAGAAACTGAAGTAGTTAATGAAGTAGCTCCACCAAATCCAAAGATTGAAAAGTGGATTAAGTCAAACAAAGAACGTTTCGTAAAAGAATATGGTAAAGAAAAAGGCATGCAGGTTCTTTATGCTAAGGCATGGAAAATGCACGGACAGTCTGAGTCAGGCGCCGCTACTAATACTGAATATACTGGTGGCACTTTAGGTTCAACTGGTAGACTTGATGTGGGGACTCTATAATGTTTATTAAATTAAAAGGCGCAGAAGTATCAATTGCATCGGCCAATAATGTTGCAGGAGCTACAACTATTCGTATTGTTAATACTGGCGCTGCCGCTGTTCTTAATTTAGCTTATGCTAATGGTGTGGTTTATGCGAACACTACAGTATCAAATACTGAGTCAATTGTTATTCCAAAAGGACCAACAGATACAGTAACAGGAGCAAATATGAAAGCCGCTCCAGTAGAATACAGAGGATAACAGATGAAACTCATCGCCGAATTAAACGAAGAAACTCAATATATTACCGAAAGAACTGAAGACGGTAAAAGGCAACATTATATCATTGGCCGTTTTATGACTGCTGAAGAAAAGAACAAAAACGGTAGAATGTATAAAAAAGACATTCTAGAAAATGAAGTAGCAAGATACATTCGTGAAGTAGTTAATGCTAAAAGAGCATTCGGCGAACTAAATCATCCATCAGGACCAACTATTAATCTTGACCGTGTATCACATATCATCACTGAATTAAAGTGGGATGGTAATTTTGTTAACGGTAAAGCAAAGATTACTTCAACACCTATGGGCGAAATTGCTAGAGGTCTCCTAGAATCAGGCGGTCAGCTTGGTGTTTCTACACGTGGTATGGGTTCTTTGAAAGAATCAAATGGTGTTATGGTTGTTCAACCAGATTTCAAACTTTCAACAGTTGATATTGTTTCCGACCCAAGCGGACCTGGATGTTTCGTAAACGGTATTATGGAAAACGTTGAGTGGATTTACGATCCAGTCAAGGGTTCATGGCATGAAGAAAGACTTCATGAAATAAAGAAAAATGTCCATTCTTTAAGTAAGTCAAAACTTGAAGAACAGAGATTAAACATATTTGAGAACTATCTAACTTCTCTAATAGTAAAAAACAAAAAATTATAAATAATTCTAAATTTCTTTAATAGGAGACTATTTAAATGGCTAATAACGAAGAATTCGATCTTGAAGCTCTAAATGCTCTTGAGGAAGCCAAGGTAAAGGGCAAGAAGAAGCATCACAAGGAAGAAGAGGAAGAGGAAGAAGATAAAGAATATGAATCTTCTTGCAAGAAGATGGAAGAGGAATCAGTTGATGAGGAAACTCTTGCTGCTTCATCACTTCATCCAGCTGCACGTCCTTCAGACCCAATGCCAAAACTAAAGGCAATGACTTCAGTAATGAACGTTATGGCTGGTATGGGCAAGTCAGAACTTATCGACTTCTTCAATCAGGTCCAGGCTCAGTTCGGCCCAGGTAAGGATTGGGGTGTTGGTGACAAGTCAGCACATAATCAGTCAACTATTGATATGAAGCCTTCACATGCTACTGGTGGTAATGTTGGTCCAAAGACTGCATATCCAATGCCAAAGCTTAATGTAAAGGAAGACATTGAAGAAATGTTCAATGGTCAGGATCTCTCAGAAGAATTTAAAGACAACGTTGCTACACTATTTGAAGCAGCAGTTTCAGCAAGAGTTATTGCTGAGCAGACACGTCTAGAAGAAGAATATGAAACAAAGCTACAGGAAGAAGTTTCTTCAATTGCCGAAGAAATGACATCAAAGCTTGACACATATCTTGATTATGTTGTTGAGAATTGGATGAAAGAAAACGAAGTAGCTATCGAATCAACCCTACGCAATGAACTCGCTGAAGAGTTTATTGAAGGATTGAAGAACCTATTCGCTGAGCACTACATCAGTGTTCCAGAGGAGAAGGTTGATGTTCTAGAAGCAATGGCTGAAAAGGTTGAAGCTCTAGAATCAAGACTTGACGAAACAATTTCAGAAAACGTTGAGCTAAAGAACTATTTTGTTGAAGGTCAGAGACTTGAAATCGTTTCTGAACTTGCTTCTGATCTTGCATTGACACAGCAGGATAAGTTCTCTGCTCTAGTTGAAGGAATTGAATTCGACGGTGATCTTGACGTTTATGCTAAGAAGCTAATGATCGTTAAAGAAAACTATTTCAGAAATGAAGCAACTTCGAGTTCTTCAATTGAAGAAGAAACATTTGAAGGAGAAATCAGTGAAACTAGAAACATCGACCCAAGTGTTGGTCGTTATCTAGCCGCTATCTCCAGAACAGTTAAAAAGTAATATATTATAAATAAAATAAAGTGTATTTTCTAAGAAAGGAAAACCTAAATGTATCTAGCTGAGGAAATTCAAAATAAGTGGGCACCAGTCCTAGACCATGACGCTCTTGGCGCCATTAAGGACCAGCACCGCCGTTCAGTAACAGCAGTTATGCTTGAGAACACTGAGAAGGCTCTAGCTGAGTCTGCTGCTCATGGTTCTTATCAGACTCTAACTGAGACTGATTCACTAGTTCCAGCTAACCTAATGGGCGCTTCAAGCTCAACTCAGGGTACTGGTGGTATCGATACTTTCGATCCAGTTCTTATTTCTCTAGTTCGTCGTGCAATGCCAAATCTAATGGCATACGACATCTGCGGCGTTCAGCCAATGACTGGCCCAACTGGCCTCATCTTCGCAATGCGTTCACGTTATGCTAACACAACTAGCTATAACAACGCTGGCGCAGAAACATTCTATAACGAAGTTAACACTCAGTTCTCTTCTGTTACTTCAGGTGCTAACACCTTCGGTCAGAAGCATGTTGGAACTATTCCAGGTGCAACTAACACTTCACCACTAACAGCAGTTAACACCTATAACACTGGTGCTGCTATGGGTACATTCCAGGCTGAAGCTCTTGGAACCGACTCAAACACTGCTTTCCCACAGATGGCATTCTCAATTGAGAAGGTTACTGTTACAGCTAACACTCGTGCTCTAAAGGCAGAGTATACTATGGAACTAGCCCAGGATCTTAAGGCTATCCATGGTCTAGACGCTGAAACAGAACTAGCTAACATTCTATCAGCTGAAATCCTAGCCGAAATCAACCGTGAAGTTGTTCGTACTATCAACATCACTGCTGAAGCTGGCGCTCAGGAAAACACAACTACAGCTGGTGTCTTCGATCTTGATACTGACTCAAACGGTCGTTGGTCAGTTGAAAAGTTCAAGGGTCTAATGTTCCAGCTAGAGCGTGAAGCTAACCAGATCGCCAAGCAGACTCGTCGTGGTAAGGGTAACATCGTTATCTGTTCTTCAGACGTT